TATCATGTCCCTGTTCGTTCACATCGTTCTCTGCACCCTTCGCGTCCTCTTCGGCCTCGGACTCGTCCTTGGCCTCGGGGCTCTCTGCTACCTGACCACTGTCCACGAGTCCCTGCTCGTAACCATCTGTGGTGGTATCATGGTAGGTGCTTCCATCATCGCTGGCTGGGCTTACATCTGCCACGGCGAGTAACAAGACAATGCCCCTGAGCCTCTGGCTCGGGGGCTCCTTGTTGATCTGGCAATAGTGCCGAAGAAAGGATCACATCATGAACAACCACTACGACTGCCCAATCACCGTCTCTCACTTCTACACCGTTGCCGAAGGCGAAAGCCTCGAGCCCATCCGCTTCTTCCCCTCGTGGGAGGACGCCAACCTCTTCGTGGAGCGGATGGAACGCAAGGAGTTCCCTCGCTGCCGAGAGTGGCACAACAACCCCAACATGGCGTTCTCCGTCGTACGAGCCTCCCAAGGCTTCGTCGTCCGGTGTGATAGCCGGAACGGGGAGCCTCTCCTCTACCTCGGAAGGGAACGCAATCCCTGACAACAACAGCCCCTGCGCCCATGGCGTGGGGGCTCCTTGTTGATCTGGCAATGGTGCCGAAGAAAGGATCACATCATGAACATCGCACAAGTCTACCTCGACGCACTCGAACTCCTCGAAACCCGTGAGGTTCCTGCACACGACCCGACAACCAAGTGTCGGTACATCTTCATCCTCAATGCCTGCTGTCAGGCAGCGGGGTACGGCGACATCGGCTGGGATTGCCCAACCGAGGACGCCAAGGCCCTCAGAGCCCTCGCAAAGGGCATGGTGGACCTTCCCCTCTAACAACATCTCAAGCCCCTCAGACATCGTCTGGGGGGCTCCTTGTTGATCTGGGCAATGGTGCCCCATTCAGAAAGGATCACTACCATGGACAACTTCCCATTCAAGGACATGGCCCCTCACACTCTGGGGGACATCACCTTCTTCCCAACCCCTGCCGCTGCTCAAGCAGTCTGCCTCCGCTTCCAAGCCGAGCAAGACCCTGAGGATGTCGAGGAGGGGATCCACGGGCACGGTGAAACCTTCTCTGTACAAACCTCCGCCTTCGGATGGGTTGTGCAGTTCGACAACGGCTCTCCTTGGCCTGAGGAAGCCGTACGCGGGTACTACACCGGCAAATAACAGGATATGCCCTCAAGCCTCTGGCTTGGGGGCTCCTGTTTGATACCACAACATCTGCGCAATGCGCTGGGCTTCCTCCCATGGATGTTGTTGGCACGGCCCGTGTAGGGCAGACATGTGTCCGCGTTGGACACGTGCATCCATCCCACCTGAGCCCCTGACCTGACGAGGTTGGGGGCTCCTGTTTGATCTGAGCAATGGTGCTCACAGAAAGGATCACTATCATGTTCAAGAACCTCTCATCCGATCAAGTCGTCTCCTCCCTCGACGATTGCCGTATCCTCGACGAGATCACCCATTACAGCAACTACGAAGGTGGTGGCATGGAATGGATCGTCCGTGCGTACCTCGACCTCGAGACTGACAGCCTCCGCTTCGTCATGTTCACCGGTCGAATGCGCAAGGAAGCCGGTGGCGGAACCAATACCGAGTTGACCGGTATCACCGAGTTCACCGACATCAACGCAGTCAAGGACTGGCTGCACGGTGCCGAGGACGCCAAGGCTGAGGTGGCCTTCGAGTCGTACCAGACCCGCAAGGGGTACGGGTACGCCTCCCACCCCTTCGGTGGCTACGTCGACGACGACGAAGGTCGGCGGCACTTCAACAAGCCTGAGGGCTGGTGGACCTATACCATCACCCCCGGCAAACTCGACTGGTCCGAGTTGGCCTAAGTTTGGGATACCCATAGGACCCCGGCTTAGGTCTGGGCTATGGCCCACCCTAAGCCCACACCATAATACCCTTTATACCCTAGGTAGACCTAGGGTATAAAGATGGTGTGGTGTCGTCACTAGCAATCCAAGCCCCTCAGCCTCTGGCTGGGGGGCTCCGGTTTGATCTGGCAATTGTGCCTCAAGAAAGGATCCCTATTATGCGTTTTCGCTCCAAACTTGACCCTGCCGACCTCGCCGCCCACCTCATCAAAGAGAAGGCTGGCGACGTCGCTCTGGCAATCTCCGAACTGACCAAGGCTCTGGACTCCCAGCGCTGGATCAGTTCGGACATGATCGATGTTCTCGAGCAAACTCGGGCCATCTTGCGTCAGCAGGCGTAAAACAACACATGCCCCTCAGCCTCTGGCTGGGGGGCTCCTGTTTGATTGGAAGGCAATGTGCCACCTGATCATTTCCTAGCCCTCTACGGGGCATTCACGGCCTCGTATGGCCATCTCAGAAAGGTTCTACCATGAACGACAACAATGACATCCGTATCTCCATCCTCGACGAACTCGCTGCCGCCAACGACAGCCTTCGTGTCATCGAGGACAAACTCAACCAAGACCCCAACAACTGGGAGTTGCAGGGTGAGTTTGACGAGCAGCAGCAAGTCTGCTTGGCTCTCGAGGGCGATCTCGAGAACTGGGGCTGAGCCCTACAATCGCACAGGAAGCCACGCGCCCATCGAGGGCCCGTGGCTCCTTTGTGATCATGGAAGCCGACAGGCGGCCTCCAGATCCCAACAAACCGATTCTAGAAAGGATCACTATCATGCCCATTACTATGAGCGATGAACTCTTCACCTTCCAACGTCGTGCTGCCGAAGTCGCCTTGCTTCTTCAGCAACGCATTGATGATCAACGCGAACACGATGGCAAGGACGTTGTGCCAGTCATCATGCACTGGTCAGTTCCATCCTTGTTGGAGGAACTGAAATGGGAAACAGAACGAGTCTGCAACAGGTTCAACATCAGCAACATGGCCGAGATTGCCATGTATGCGCTGGACCACTTAGAGATGGACGGGCTGATCCCTAGCGGATTCGCCGCTGAAGCCTATCACTATGCCGGTTCCGAACTGGGATGGAAACTCGAAGGCTACAACAACTGAAGTCTCTCCAAAACCCTTGCCCCTCAGCCTCTGGCTGGGGGGCTCCTTTTTGATGACAATGGTGTCATCACAACAGGAGATTGGCACATGCCTATCGATCCAAAGCGACTTGCCGCTAAGCAAGACAACGTGACCCCCGAGGTCGAACCTATCATCCGTCAAACTCTCGAGTTTACGGAAACCGAGTACGCTCGATTCATGGATCTCATCTTGGCTGCCGACGAGGAACTCACTCCCGGCGATGCTATCATCTACGGACATTACAAAGCCGCCCGAGTGCGTGCCAAGTTGACCGACGCAGCCGCTAAGGAGGTGTCCCGTGGCTGATGAGAAATCAACCATCCGTGACTTCGGTCGTTACTGCCAAATCATCTTCGTTCGGGCCACCAAGGCCCAGACGGGGACTGACATTTGGCCCAAGCAGGGCGACACCCTTGAACTCTACGACAAGATCTACGAGTTCAAGTTCGTCCCTCGTCGCCTCAAGTCTGGCAAGACTGGGGTGAAGGCACTGGCTCGGAAGGTCGATGCACCTACCGAGTCAGGTCGCCATGTCGTGGCTGAGGCTGCGACCAAGACAGAGCCTCAAGCGTCTGAGGAACTGCCCTTCTAAAAGTTGCCCCGCTTCGGCGGGGCTCCTTTTTGATAATGGCGAACGGTTCGTCACTATCACCGTTCCAAATCCATAGGAGGATAACAATGGAACTTCTCATCAAAGCCTTGGTCGCGGCTCTTTGCGACCGTCGTAACCTCGCCGACTGTAGCGAGTGGCACACCCCTCTGGCGCAGTCTTTCCTGCGTTACTTCCGAACCAAGCACTCCAGCCGCACGCTGGCACGCTGGATCGAGAAGAACGTGGGTGTCTTCGCCCTGTCTCAGCGTGTCAGCGTTGAGTCAGCAACCCGTACTCTCGCCCAAATCGTGGGCGAGTGGAAGGCAGCAGGGATCATCGACACACGACACGGATCCCGTGGTACGCTTGTGTCGTGGCCCAACCACAGCAGAGACGACTTCATTGTCTTGCCTCTGCTGGAGGAGCCAGCCTTCCACAGTGGCGACACTGGTGGAACGGGTACACGTGCCATCTGCGGTGGTCGTCCTCACAAGTATGTGAGCGACCAGCAGAAGGAAGCCCTCGATGCCATCCAAGGCGTTGCGTACAGCGTGCATCCCAAGATGCTTTGTGCTGCACTCGACGCACTGGAGCGTGGGCTGTTCGACGACCAACCGAAACGCAGTTTCGTCTTGGAACGTCGGGCTCTCGAGTTCGCGCTTGAGAACCTTGCAGATGGTGAATCGTACTGGTTGCCGGTGTTCATGGATCACCGTGGCCGCATCTACACCGACTCAGGTGCATTGCTGTCCTATCAAGGCAGCGATGTTCACCGTGGGCTCTGCTGGTATGCAGATGCCAAGGATGTGGATGTCCTGAGTACCGCGTGGGCGGAGTTCCTCGAATCGGCACAAGCCGAGTATGGGGTCACTCCAGACAATGCAGAAAGCATTGCACAATCTGACATCACAGACGTAACTGGCAAGCAGTTTCGTCGGATGGCTTGTGCAATCGCCGTTGTCGAAGTCATGACCACTGGTCGGACTTCGTACATCTGGCAGCAAGATGCCACATGCTCTGGCATGGGCAACATTGCCTGCATCACGCGAGACCCCAAACTTGCCAAAGCAACTGCCCTTCTGGGCAAGATTGCTTCGACCGATGACCTCTACTGCCAGACCTCCTCAGAGGCTGTCAGCAACCCACGCTACTTCCGTCTCACTGAAAGCGGAAAGCGTGACGAGGTCATCTTCGACTTCAGCCCTGCGCTGGAGGATACGCAAGTTTGGAACGAGTTGGCGGCCCGCACGGCAGCCAAACACCCAGTCATGTTGTCGTCATACGGCAGCAGTGCATACAGCCTTGCTCAGTCATGGATCGTCGAATGCGGCATCCTTGATGATGACGGTAACGTCATGTCCGAGCAAGCAGCCAAGGATCTCGAGTTCGAGGACTTGCAAATGCTGGACTGGAGTGATCTCGTTGGCTCACCAACCGCGTTCACTATCTCAACTGCCAAAGCCCGCTCCATGGGAGCAACGCCTTGGGATTGGTTCCTCTGCCTTGCAACGGCGTACCAGCATGCACTCATGCATCTGTACCCCAGCATTGGAGAGTTCCAATCGCACATGAAGAAGATTGCCCGAAAGACATTTGTCAATCACGGCAGACCTTCCTTCTGGCGTTCGTCTGTCGGTATGCTTTGTGTCTATGCACCAGTCATCGCTGGTGATGAGGACACGCTGCAGTTCACCACAAGCAATGGTCGTCAGTCACTGACCCTGCCAGTCTTCAGCACTACGCCATGCGTAGATGACAAGACACAGCGGGCGAAAGACATCGACCGCTTGTCTGGACAATCGGCAATGCCGCCCAACCGCATCCACTCTGAGGATGCTTCGATCGTGGTACTCAGTGTGCTCGACGTTGCCGATGATGGCATCGTTGTGTCGCCGATCCACGACTCGTGGGGTACGCACATCTGCAATGGTATTCGGATGCGTCATGCAGTCCGCAACGCCATGATCAGTGTGCATGGCAAAGACCTGCTGTCCAAGCAGGAAAAGGATGCGGACATGTTGCCACTCCACCGTGGAGATTGGAACCTCTTGGAGATCCAAGATACCTTGATCCGGTGAGCAATCACCACAGCCACAGGGCCCCGCTTCGGCGGGGCTCCTGTTTGAATGCCAGGCCAAGGCTTGGCATTCTTCAAAGACAAAAGGAATCGCTACGCTCATCTTCCTTTGTCCTCGCCGGACAGGCCTTTGATGCGCCTACGGCGTTCCCCAAGCAGGCGGTATGTAGCCCGCTTCGCGGTCGGGAGGATTGCCATTGGCTGCTGCAATCTCGTTGATCCGCAGCAGAACGTGATCCTCCTTTCTGATTTGGATGTCTATGGCCTAGCGGCCATAGGCTCCTTTTTTTGCGAGAGGGCGTTGCCCCCTCGCGCTCCCCCACCAAGGGGCTTTCCCCCCCTTGGATCCCCCCCTTCACTATCACTCGGTACCGGCCTTAGTCTAGTACTAACACCCGAAACCGTTCGCCGCACCACACTCAATACAGGAGTCTAGTCATGAAATGCTTTACAGTTTATGATCTGTGCCGCGTTATTGTCGAACAAGCTGACGCTCTTGAAAGAGCCTTGAATCGTTTTGATTCTGCTCTTGAAACCCTTGACAACAACGAAATCTGCATTGCTCACCGCAACATGGATATCATCTTGACTGTCATGATGGCTCTTGCTGACGAAGCAACCGATGCTTTGGCCGACGATCCTGACATCTACAAAGATGATGATGAATGCTGGGGCGACCACTAATGATTGCCCTGCTTAGTCTAATGCTTTCAACCGGAGCTGGAAAAGACATTGTCTTGACCGATGCTAACATCGATCGGCTCCTCGATGCAATCTGGTACGTCGAGTCTGGTTGCCGCAATGGCCCTATCAAGGGCGATGGCGGTAACGCCCTCGGCCCTTTGCAAATCTGGCGTGCCTTCTGGCAGGACGCCGTTGAGTTCTCTGGACAAGGCGGCAAGTACGAAGATGTTGCTGACATCAAGTACGCCAAGAAGACAGTTAAGAACTACTGGACTCGGTACTGCACCGAGCGGAGAGTAGGAAGAAAACCCACCCTTTGGCACGCAGCTGTCATGGTTAATGGTGGACCTAACGCCCATAAAGCCTCGGGCAAGAAGAAGGCTAACCTTGTAATTTACTGGGACAAAGTTTGGGCCCGGTACCAAGCCCTAGGAGGCTAACATGTCTGACACTGACGACAAACGATGGGCACCTGATGCCTACTTGCATGAGTTCGTTTACTTCAACAAAGACGACTTTCCTAACGCCACTGGCAGGACCATTTGGACCTGTGGCCAGTATTACTTCCTCGTGTCATCCATCATCAACGAAGAGATGGATGCCAGTGAGACCATGGTCTTTCAGTGCAACAGCATTGGAGTGAAGACCAACGGAAGCCAAGATCTGGCCTTTTGTAATGATCCATATCCGGAAGTTTCGATGGTCAAAGAACTTGTCCAATCCGCTTACCGGACCTTGCACGAAGACAAGCTTCGTGAATCCATTGAGCACTTCGTGCGTTACGAAGCGACTCCTGATCAACTTCAAAGCATCAAGACAATGCACATGACCCCTAGAGTCTTTGACTGAGGTTTACATGACTCATTTTGTTGCTGATATCATTTTAGGCCTGATCATTGCATCAGGCGTGTTGACATTCATTTACGTGCTTTGCACATGGGATAAAGGAGATTGGGTTTGATTTACATCGATTTTGAAGCTACTATCGGACCAGATCTGATTGTAACGTTTTTTCTGGCAGGATGTTTAACAGCTCTTGCTCTTTCAATTGTCAAAAAATACCACTAATTTTTAGCGGAGAAACAAATGACTTACCTTGATGATTGCAATCACGAGATTGCACAACTTCGGGCTGCTATTCGAGAGTGCTATGCTCAGTCAATGAGCTACGAAGAAGAAGGCGATATTGAAAACGCCAATGTTTATCTTGAGCAAGCTGAAGATATTCATAAAGAACTTCGTGCAGCACTCGATTACCGAGAGCAATGCAAAGAATCATGCCGATTTGATCCTACTGACTTGGACCAATCTTATCAGCTGGATGTTCTGCTCAATGAGCTGAATGTCATGGGTAGTCAGATTGAATACTTGCAAGATGAAAATGACTTCTTGCAGGACGAGCTCACAGATGCTGAGAAAGCTGTTCAGTTTTGGAAAGATCAAGCCATCTTTCGAGAGGATCGATCCAATGACTGAAGCAGAATTTGCCTTTGAAAACGAACCATGCGAAGAAGATGTTTTCTCTTCTGGATGGTACGACACTGAATACGGGGACGAAGTTCCCGATAACGTTTATGAAAACGGAATGTACCTCGGCGACGGGGTTTGGGTTTCAGAAGATTTCTTTGGATAAAGGAGATTGTTATGACTATCGGAAAAGAACTGGACCAAGCGTTTTACAATCTCGGTCAACGCATCACCCGCCTCGAAAAGAAAGAAGTGGAGTACCCCATCGTCAACGACTTCGTTGACAAGGAAATGGTACTCGGTATCGAGTCAGGCTTGACTTCTCAGATCGAGAGACTCGAGTGCGAGCTCAATGATCGCGTAGACCGGCTCGAAGACGACATGGGCTTTGACCCTGACGACCTGCGCTGTGACCTTGAGTCGCAAATCGAGGAAGTTTCGGACAACTGGTCTTACCTCGATGACCGCGTCGACGACATCGACTGCATGAAGATCACCGAAGACGAAGCCCGCAACATCGCTATTGATGTTGTACGGGAAGAGATCAGTGAGGTCATTAGCGACTATGTCGAAGAGGCTGTCTGCCACGAAATCAACACTCGTGCTGTTGGTTTCACTGAGTACCTCAACATGTGCGATCGAGTCAAGGAACTCGAAGATCGCCTCAACAAGCCCACCTTGGGCGCTCGTGTCCTACGATGGCTCCGCGAAGGACCATCTGCCAAGGAGCTGGCTACTAAATGGTATGCCAGTTTGCGCCGTGCCCGTGTATGACGCTTTAGCCTTAATCCTTTCATCCCTGTTCTTTTCAGGATTAGCTACAATTGGATGGGCATTCTATGCCTTTCCGGTTGAGTGCAATAACTTTGTAAAGCGTGTAAAACGCTTTTTCAAAAAGTAACCTACTGGGTTACTGCCGCAACCTACCAAGGAGATAAGACGGCTCCCGCATCTGCAGCAATGTATGTGTAAGCCGGGCTTCTACTACTAGCCCTGACGTAACAGGCACCCCTATGTTTGTGCGTTGCGTCAGTGTCTACCTCAGGAGGGTGAAGCACCCAGCTGTACTGAGGATATGCCGTACCCCACAGGCAATACAACAAAGGTGGGTAGCAGGGGTGCGTCTGCTAAATCAACGCACATCAGGTCCCGTAGCCCAACGGTAGAGGCAGAGGACTTAAAATCCTTCCAGTATGGGTTCGAATCCCATCGGGACTACTTGTATGCTTGATACACTTGTTCGGGTTATACCCGCTATCGTTGCTGTTTTATACGGCATTACCGCACTTGGCTACGCCTTGAAAAAAGATTGGCCTTGGGCACTCGTTTGGGGATGTTATTCCCTATCAAACATTGGCCTTATTCTGGCCGCAGCCAAGGAGTAATCCTATGGATCTTGTTAACTTCCCTCGTCCCGGCAGTCCCATGGTAGACCACATGGATTGGGATTGGGTCTGTGAGTCTGGCATGGCCGGTGGCGATAACTCTATTCAACTAGACGGCAGCACTCACTTTACTAAACCTGAAGGTGGAATGAAGTTCTTCAATGTTTATGGAATCTACGAACAAAATGTCAAGTTAAACAACTTGGTGCGGGGTTCTGGTGTTGAGTGGTACTTTATTCCATTGAACTGCGATATGTGGGCAGACAACGATGTCAACGAAGATGAGCGTTTTGCTCTCAAGCTTCGACAGCTTCCTTGCTATTCACGTACCGGATTAGCAACTGAGATTAGTCGGGTTTCTCGAGGGTGGGATATCCATTACATTAGTTCCTACAAGCCACAAGAAGCAGACACCACTATGGACGAGCAGTCTAATGATGAATGGCTCGATTGGTTCTTTTACAAGTACCACAAAGACGAGGTAGTCATGGAGCAGGCTCTTGATTCCTACGAAATGCAACGAGAAGCTGCTAAATTAGACGCTGCTCCACCTGTAGGTGAGCCTGCTATTCTCAAGCTAATGGCTCCTATTTACTTTCACTGCACAGACAAGAAAGATGGAACGCCTATCGTAGTTGAAAAGCACATTCGTGCTGTATACTTTGGCTTTGAAACTTGCATTGCAGATACAGATGACTGTATGGAAAATATTTTCTACGATACTGAATGGGCTATGGATCGTGCTCACGAAGTGTGGTGGGATGTCTGTAACTGGAAACTTATTCCGTACATTCGTGACCTTGAACTAAACGCCGAAGAAGCTAAACGAATATTCGAAGATCGTGATATTATTCACGGCGATCTTTGTATTACTCGACAAGATATTAATCAAGATCTTTTTGACTTGTGTTATGAGGGTTGTCGAGATCTTGATAATCCAGACTATCAAGATGAAGTTATGGAGTGCTTTACTGCAGCGGCTGAGCAACTTCTTGATCACATGTGCGATATTGTTGCTCAAGGTGGTGATCTATCAGACTTTACAGATCGAGAGCTTTATAACGGTGTAGATATGGAAGCGTGGGATTGTTACCAAGCTTTTATTTATGTTAATGAAGACATTGAAGATCTTAGAGAGCGCCTTTATTCCGTTGGCGCTGGTGCAGATTTGCACGGAGGCAATATAGCTTATTGGAACGGAAACATTGTATGCATCGACTTTGGTGCATGCTCATCAACTTAAGGTAAATATGGAACGTATTTATAAAAAGGGCGACATTTGTTCGTTCTATCCTAACCCTATGATTTCAGGTGAAGGTCCTCAAAAAGACTTTCAATTTGATCTCGGACTTGGCGAGATGATCCGCATGGCTCGTCTTAATGATACAGCACTTAGCTTTGCTAGTGCTAAACAAGCTGCGCGCTTAAGCAATCAAGAAGAGCCCAGCATTACTGACCGCAAGTATGCGGACCTTAAGTACCACCCTCGGTACAAGAGGCAGTTCAAAGGAGAACGTAATGGATAACCCTATGATCGAAGTACCAGTTACCAGTCAAGCCCAAGAAGTATACTTCTTTGAAGTCACTCCAGATATTTTGAAAGAAACTGGTGTAACTAAAGCAGAAGAACTTGTTGTTCTTATTCAAAATGGCGCAGTTCATCCTTTTGATTTTGATGGCGACTGGGACACCTGTGACAGCGAAGTTCAACACATTTATTACGAGGAAGCAAGAGTATGCTGATTACTTATCGAGAACGTGACATTGATGGCCCTGAGTTCGCTTCTTACTACTACATGTCTGAAGCTTTGGGCTCATGGACCAAACGTCCTTTGGTTCAAATTATGGAAGACGGTACCTCCACCGGAAAGTTGCAGGGCGCTAACCCTGACGCTTGTTTGTCCGCTGCTCTTAACCGTGGAGAAACAGTCTACTTGGTTGGTGAAAATCCAACTAATGCGGGCAACATCTATGTCCCTTATACACTGAGCATGATTAACGCTATGTTTACTGAGTTCAACGACTTTTGTCGGGACACTTACAACAACAACCACTTTGAAGGCTCAGACGTTAACACAGCACCACAACATATTCTCGCAGAGCGAGACGCTGTGGGTGCTGAGTACGCAGACATCTTTATCCAATGGCTCCTCTACGGAGAGGTGCCCTTTGGCTAAACAGTGGGCCATTGAAGTTCACGACAAAGCCAACGTCCGTTACGTTACGGATGAGGACTACAAGACACCGGCTCTCTTCAGTCTCCGCCGTGAAGCGCAGGCTGAAGCAGAGTCTATGAACAAACTAGTTAAACAAGATATATGGAAAGTTGTTGAATGGAAACCCACGACAAAACCGAAGAAGTCCGAATCCTAAAGTGCATTGACCGTGATGTACATACTTTGGTAAACCTTTGGGGCGAAGAGACTTATGTAGAATACTATACCGGAAGTAGCAAATACTTGTATGAAATGCACTTGCCCGATTTGTATTTAACAGAGGATGAAGAGGGCGATATTCCTGAGCCAGATCCAATGCAATACTATATTATTGATCAGTGGCTGGCGGAAAAGATGATCCAAGATAGAGATCGCCGAGATCCTGTTATGGAAACAAATGATGGTTTGCATATCTGGGTGCGATGTGGCTGTGGTTATGGGCTTTACGACGACCTTGCTAAGTACTATATGAGTTAAGTTTGGTACACCTATAGAGCAACTTGAGGTCTATAGATATACAAAAATGGAGCATTATGGACGATAAAACACTTATCGGACTAGAAATGGTTCGTGAAGAAGATATGCTTTTGGCTGGCTTACGACGGTACTGGGGTACTGCTCAGCTTCAGGATCCTTCAGAAACAGAACTAATTTCTAGCCAGTCTGCTGACAATCTACGTACTCCAGAAGAGCTTGTGATTCGCAGATATGGTTCTTATTTTCTTCCAGCATTTAACTCGATGCAGGATCGCATTGTAAACGGCATGAAGAACCACGCACAATGGGCTACGCCTGCGTTGTTTCTTACGCCAGAACACCTGTGCCTGCTTACTTTTAAGGCTCTGTTGCCTTCAGCATATCCCAAGAGAGATCAAGGCGTTGGTGTCATCGGTAACAGGATTAAGCTCCAAAGCGCTGCTGAAAGTTTGGCTACTCAAACTTGGCAGCTCTTGCATTACCTGCGTGCCAAAGAAGAATACCAAGAAATCTGGGAGTTCAGAACCAAACTAATTAAGAACTGGACACCGCAAAAACAAAAGAGATTTGTTAAAGAAGTTCTTGGCATGGCTGAGCTTTCAAAGAAAGAACGGCTAGCTTTTGGTGTGGCTATGATTCAGTGCGTTATTGATGCTGTTACTGATGAGCAGATAGAAGCCGGAGAGTACTATGCGAAGCGTCTTCTTATACGAGAAGGGGCTAACAGGACTACAACATACATTGAAGTAAATCCCACGCTAGTTCAAGAAATGTTGGACGACCATAACTTTCGTCAATGGTTGAGACCTAAGTGGGGCCCAATGGTTTGTGAGCCTAACCCATGGATAAAGGATGAAAACAATCAATGGGTAGGCGGATACTTGTTACCGGGAATGCAAATGAAATTTGTACGTCCTGCTACACCCGGCCATGATAACTATGGTAAAACAGAACCGGGAGATAAAGCAGTCCTTGCTATTAACAGGCTGCAGTCTACTCCGTATGCAGTAAATACGCAAGTCTTAGACATTATGCGTATGACTTTTCATTCTAACCTTGAGCTAGGAGAATGTCCTAAATCTTCACAAAATGAATGGAGTTTCCCTGAGTACGACGGCGAACCAAAAAATGCCGATGGTACTTACAAAGATGATTTCAAACTACATCTAAAGAAATTAAGAGAATCTCATGAGGAGTGGGCAAAGGCATGGGCAGATCGTCTGCGCATGATTCAACGCTTAGATCTTGCAAGAGATATTTCAAAGTATCCTGCTTTCTGGTTGCCAATTACTATGGACTTCCGTGGTCGTTGTTATACTTCTACAGAAATGCTAAGTCCACAAGGCTCAGACTTTGATAAGGCTTTGTGTTGTTTTGGTAAGGCAAAACCATACACCGACAAAGCTCGATACTGGATGAAGGTACAGATTGCAAACTTGTTTGGACAAGATAAACTTTCATATGCCAATCGTATTGCTTGGTTTGAAGAAAACGAATCAGCTATACGAGATATTGCTAAGGATCCTATTAAGAATACTTGGTGGTCTGATGACGGCGATGATAAAAAGAAGTGGCAGCTTCTTGCTTCAATCCTAGATTACTATCGAGACGACGGAAAAAACCAAGTGGCCGTTCAAATGGATGGCTCTTGTAATGGCATTCAGCACTGGTCAGCTATTGGTAGAGACGAGATTGGAGCTGCTGCTACAAACTTGGTTTGGTCTGAACAACCTAATGATTTGTATCATGAAGTTGCAACAAAGGCTAACGAGCTGCTGTCTTATCCAAGAGACAATGAATGGCATAGTATTTGGCAGGACGTTTCTGTTAGCAGGAAATGCGCTAAACGTCCATGCATGACATACCCTTATGGTGTAACAGTTCGAGGCTGTATTGATGCTTTAAAGGCAGATGGACATTGTGATTGGGCAGGAGATAAAAAACTTGCTGCTGCTCAATATATTGGCAACTTGTTAATGAATGAAGCAATACCAGCTGTTATTTCTGCATCTTATAAATATATGGCATGGGCAAAAGAAATTGCTAAACAAGCTAATGAAGCTAATACTTATGTTGAATGGACTACTCCTCTTGGAACTGTTGTTAAACATAATTATTACAAAGAAGAACGATTTCGTTTAAATGTAGATAATCAAAGAATTGTATTCGAAATTCCAAGTAAAGAAGATGCAAAACTATCTACTACAGAAATGGTAAGCGGAATTGCACCTAACTTCATACACTCATTAGATGCTACACATATGCTGGCTACTATTAATGCTATGTGGCATGATGATCTTAAATATTTTAGTATGATTCATGATTCATATGGTTGTCATGCTTGTGATGTAGAAGCAATGCAAAAACATATACGACAAACTTTTTATTGGATGTATTCTTTTTACAATCCAGCAACAGAAGTTGCAGAAACTATGGCAGAAAAAACAGGACTAGATGCAATCTATCCACCAGAAAGCGGCGAATACGACTTGAAAGAAGTACTTATAGCTCCTTACTTTTTTGCTTAAGGAATAAATATGGACGATGCAAACAATCCTAAGTACCATGCTGAGCGTAAAGCTCAAGAAGGTCCTGCAGGAAAAGCAATTAGAGAACGATCAGGAGCTGGTAAAGGAGATAGAACATCTTCGGCATGGATTACTAGCGACAAATACCAAAGATCAATGGCTGCAAATGATGCTTATGCCAATGGTGAAATTACATTAGAGGAATGGCGAGCAATCGTACATCCTAAGAAAACCGAAGGTCAAGGAGATGACTAATGGCACGAGTCCTTGTTATAGGTGATACTCATTGTCCTACGATGTTAGACGGATACGTCGACTTCTTATGTGACATTAGAGATTCGTGGGATTGTGATCGTATTGTTCACATTGGAGATCTAGTTGATTGGGCTAGTATCTCTTATCATCCAAAAGCTCCAAGCTTAAAGAACTCTGAAGCAGAGTTTGAAACAGCATACGAGCAAGTTCAAGAGCTTTATCATGCTATGGGCAATAACGTAGACTGGCTCGTGGGAAACCACGATGCGCTTACAGAACGACAAGCTACGGACCTTGGGCTACCATTAAAGGTGCTTAAGGAATATGATGAACTCTGGGGACTTGAAGGATGGAATGTTATTCCGCGCTTTGGAAACATTACTATTGATGGAGTGTTTTATCAGCACGGAGACAGAGGCAAGGGTGGTCGAATGGCTGCACTTAATAATGCAAAGGCTGAGTTTTGCTCAGTAGTCCAAGGCCATTCGCATAGTCAAGCTGGTGTTGAATACCACGCTAATTCAAACTTGCGAGTCTTTGGAATGCAAGTAGGTTGTGGTGTAGACTACCGGAAGGCTGCTATGTCTTACGGCGTAAAGTTTAATGCTAAACCAATCTTAGGTTGCGGTGTAGTTATTGACGGAACTACTGCAGTCTTTGAGCCAATGCCTCTTGGCAATAAATATGGTGTGCTTAAGTGAAAAGATCATTCGGGCAAACCTTAGCTTTCTACTCTGTTACGTACGGAGTACCCCTAATAATTGTATTAATTAATTTGATTTTAATCAAGGAGTTTATTTATGGCTAATAAATACGCAAAAGCATTTATCTCAGATAAAGTCGAAGTTGTTTGGTCACACCTTCACAAGCCAGATACTAAGTTTGGAAACCCAAACCACAACATTACTGTAAAGCTTACTGACGAGTTGCAGGCTTGCATTCAAGATGCTGCTAAAACTGCAGGCTTTACTAATATTACTAAGATTAATGGTATTGGCGAACGTGATGAACATGGCAAAGTTCTCAAGGTAAAGAACTCTCAGTACATTAAGGACAATCCCGGTGCTAGCTCTTACCCTTGCGTTGATGGAAACGCTAAAGCTACAGAAGCAGTTCCCTTTGGTGGAGATGTTGTTAAGCTGAAGCTTGTTCCATGTTGCTTAGATCGAGATGGATCATTGAGCCTGTATCTTGATGGTTGTCAAATCATTGAGAAGAACGAACGTGAAGCAAACGGCAGTGGATTCTCTGCAGAAGAAGGCGCTTACGATGGTTCGGCAGCAACTGGTTTTGTTGACTCTTCCGAAACTTTGGCTGAAGAAGTTACTGAAGAAGCTGACGTAGACCTTCCGTTCTAAGTTGAAGTCTCGTGCATCGCGTCAACGTAAAACCGTTGAGCATGAACGAGGCGTTTATGGGCAGGAAAAGAAAGACTGCCGCTTATAGAAACTACGAAATAAAAGTTCCACCGGAACTTCCAGATTTAAACATACCGACATCAGGGCCTCTTGCTTTAAGCCTCATTGCAGGCTTAAGCAATAGGGCTGCTGATATAGATAATGTTATTAAACCTTTCGTAGATATCCTGCAAAGCCACTATGGCTTCAACGATAATAGAATATACAACCTTGAAGTTGTAAAAGTAAAAGTTCCAAAGGGTGAAGAATATATTTCATTCAGTCTGTCCCCTATGGAATCAGAACCAACAAATGACGGTAGTCCTCCAGCATAGTGCTGGGGGGCTTGATGGAGAATAACTATGCCTATGTACTATCCTGAGTGGAGCAAGCACACCATCGAAGAATCAACCGACGCTATCCTCGCCATGTGTGGTGAGGATCTCGCAGCCAAGGTACACTTTGGTTTCTATGCGGAGGTCGAATGTGAATGGAGCATCTACGACTTTAACCCAAGCGATCCCGAAGACTACCCTGAGCCCCCAAGCTTCAGGGACTACACCATCGAGGAGCTAACGCTCTATATCAATGGGGAAGAAGCCCATCCGGGAGACACGTTGTACACCTTGTGTAACGACTGGGCCCGAGAACAAATCAGATACTACGACTACGAAAATGGCCTCGAGTTTGTTGAACGGGACAACCCAGCCGACGAGTACGATGGCGATTACTATGATGACTACACGGAGAGTGATTAATGTGTGATCAAGAGTTTGAACTTACACATGTTGTAGATCGTGAACCTTGTCCTCAGTGTAGAGAAGAAGGTAAAGATAGTACAGGAGATAATCTAGCAAGATACAACGACGGACATGGTCACTGCTTTGCTTGTGGGTATCACGAAAAAGGCGATGGCACTGCTAAGAAAAGTAAACCAGTAGAAATCGAAGGTAGTTGGTCTCCATACAATGGAGCTTTTGCAGATCTATCTGACAGGCAAATTAATGCTAAGACTTGTCGTTTGTATGGATACAAAAGCGCAAAAGCAGGTAATCAAGAGTTTCAATTTTGGAACTGCTTTGACACCGATGGAAAACTAGTAGCACAAAAGCTCCGAAAGGTAGGAGCAAAGGAATTTAAGTGGCACGGAAACGGACGGAACCCTACTTTATTTGGTCAGAACCTCTTCAAGAAGGGTGGCCGACGATTAATAATTACAGAAGGCGAGATCGATTGCATGACGATCAGCCAACTGATGGAAAACAAGTGGCCAGTAGTAAGCATCCCAAATGGGTCTGCCTCCGCCCCGAGAGACATCAAGACAAACTTGGACTTCGTGGCAAGCTACGATGAAGTCGTACTGTGCTTTGATAACGATGAACCGGGTCGAGAAGCAGCAAAGGCTGTAGCAGAAATCTTACCTCCGGGTAAGTGCAAAATTGCTAGAACTATGCTTAAGGATGCAAATGAGCATTTGTTGTCAGGAGAAACACAATCTCTTATTAACGCTTTGTGGGAGGCTCAGCTTTACTCTCCGGATGAGATTTTGCATGTGTCAAATATTATGGCACAAGAAGACTTGTCAGAGCAGGAAGTTTGGGCTTTTCCTTGGAATCAAATGACTGATTACTTGATTGGTCAACGATCTGGAGAGATTACTTTATGGACTTCTGGTACAGGCTCAGGCAAATCTACTATTGTTCGAGAGCTTATGTATCACCACTTGCAAGAAGGCAGATCTGTCGGTGCTATTATGTTAGAAGAAACACCAACTGAAACTATTGATGATCTGATTTCTATTCGAATTGGCAAACCTGTACGTGCATTACGAGCAGGTAGAATGATGAATGACTTGCGGGGCCGTATGGGTCTTGATCCTGTTTCAATTAATTTATCAGAAGATTACACAGATGATGAATACTATGATGCAAAAAAGTGGTTAGCTGATACAGGGTTTTATGTATACGATCATGAAGGTCATAATGCTATGGCTAACTTGCTTGCTCGCATGGAATACATGGCAACGTCGCTTGGAGTAAAAGTTATTATTTTAGATCATATTACTGCTGCTGCAACAGCAATGCTAGAATCAGATGATAACAATAGCGAGCGCTTACTTATTGATACAATCATGAAACATCTTCGATCTCTATGTGTTAGAACAGGAGTTCATATTGATGTTATTTCACAGCTAAAGAAATCGGAGAAAGCATATGAAGAGGGCAGTAGAATTACTCTTCAAGACCTTAGGGGTTCAGGTTCTTTGGCTTCTGTTCCTAATACCGTTGTTGGTCTTGAGCGCAACAGGCAAGCTAACGACGAAGAAGAAGCCAACACAACTATAGTTCGTGTTCTTAAGAATCGTTTGACAGGCAGAGCTGGTATATGTACTGGTTTGTATTATGACGCATCAACAGCATCTTTGTCTGAAGTAGATCCAACATTCCAATCTAATGCGGAGTTCTCTAGTGTCTAAAACTAAACTAACTGAAAGCGAAGCCTTAGGCTTAATTGAAATTTTACAATTAGTAGTAAGCCATCCAAACAGAATTGATTATGTTGATGCTGATCTGATGGCTGCTATTACTTGGATCAATAAACAACTAATTGAACGGAGAATCTAATGGCTCATTATGTCTGGGATATTGAAGGCAATGGTCTTCATGAAATTACTTTAGATCAGAAAGGACAACCTACAATTGAATGCGATACTGTGCATTGTTTGGTTGCAGTCGATGCCCAGACTGGAGACATGAAAACTTTCCGTCCCCATCAAATTAGAGAAGGATGGGACTTACTATGCAAAGCAGATTCTATTATTGGTCACAATATTTTAGGATATGATATTCCAGTTATGGAACGAATTACTGGCAAACGTTTGCCTGATACTGTAAAAGTAATCGATACTTTGCTTATGGCAATGCTTTTATGGCCTGATAGAAGTAGTTGTCCTGCAAATGGTTACAGCCTAAAGAATATTGCATTGTATTATGGTGGTAATCAAAAGTCAGATTATGACGGAGGATGGGAAGAGTTTAATGAAGACATGCTTAAGTATTGTCAGCAAGATGTAAGAACAAATCTTAACATCTTTCAAAGGCTTTCTTCTGACTGTAAAGGACGAGTGCCTGCTAATGTTTTTCAACTTGAGCATGATTTTTCTAGAATTATTTGCGACCAAACAGCACATGGTTGGTACTATGATCTGAATGGTGGTGAAAAATTACTAATGGATATCCTTCTCAGAAAACGAGGAATCGAAGATCAACTTCGAAAAATTTTTCCTGATATTAAAGAAGAACTAAAAACACCGCAGTATTGGATTGATCCTCAATCAGGCAACCAATACACAACTAAAAGCGATGTTAAAGGCAAAGGATCAGGTGCTATCAAAGCTAGGCTTGTAAAGGGGCCTAATAAATACAAACTTATTCCATTCAATCCCGGCAGCTCTTTACAAATCGCAAAGCGACTTAAAGATAAGTATGGCTGGCAAGCTAAAGTAAATGAAGAAACAGGCAAGCCTATCTGTGGAAGCGAAGAGCTTGAACAACTTGAGTTCCCAGAAGCCAAGCTACTGCTAGAATATAGGGATGTGGATAAGCTCCGTGGTCAGGTCGAAGATTGGAATGCTCGAGCTGGATACAGCCGAGATGGTCGAATACATGGTACTCTAAAAACACTTGGTACAGTTACTGGCAGAACAGCTGCAACACAACCAAATATTCAGCAGGTTTCTGGAGAAAAATCTGCTAGAGAACTATGGCAACCTACGCCTAACTTGGTTCAAGTAGGCGCTGACCTTTCTGGTCTTGAGCTTAGATGTTTAGCGCATTACATGGCTCCTTATGATAACGGAGACTATGCTGACTTGATTTTGAATGGTGATATTCATACTGCAAATCAAAAAGCTGCTGGACTTGAAACAAGAAACCAAGCTAAAACATTTATTTATGCTTTGATTTATGGTGCTGGTAATGCTAAAATTGGCAGCACTGTAGGAGGATCAGCACATAAGGGTGGAAAACTTAAGAGCACATTCTTTGAGAATCTTCCTGCTCTTAAAACTGTTATTGATCAAGCTGTCGATTGTGCAGCTAATCATGGAGAAATTAAAATGCTAGATGGAAGAATATGCCCTGTTCGATCTAGCCATAAAGCCTTAAATGTTTTGCTTCAGGGAGCTGGTGCAATTATTTCCAAAACATGGTGTGTAATTGCAAACCAAAAAGTAAAAGAAGAAGGACTACGAGCACATCAGATTGGATTTATTCATGATGAAATGCAATGGGAGTGTAATCCCTTTGATGCTTCTAGGTTATGTGAAATTTTAACTGCATCTTCTTTACTTGCTGGCGAAAAACTAAACTTTCGAATGCCTGTAGATTCTGAAGCAACTATTGGAACAAGCTGGGCGGAGTGCCACTAATGACTACAATTTATATCGCTGGTCCCATGACTGGTTATGAACTTAATAATTTTCCACGATTTAATGAAAAAGCAGAACAATTACGAAAACTTGGTTGGATTGTGCTTAATCCTGCTGAATTAGATATTGAAGCTGGTTTTGATCCTTCGGAAGAGTTTACTCCTTTAGATTATATGAGAGCTGCTCGAAGAGACTTACATGCTATTTCAGGATCAAATGCTATTTATTTATTAGATGGCTGGGAAAATAGTATTGGAGCTCGATGGGAGTGGGCTTATGCTAAAAATATGTCTCTCAATATTTATTATGAAACTCCTTTACCTCCGGAGACAACATGAAAGTTATTGGATTTACTGGACAAGCAAAAAGCGGAAAGAGTTTTTTAAGCAAAGAATTAGCTCGTATTGCTTTTGAATCGGGATTTATTCCTAATTTAGTTTCTTTTGCTGGCGCTTTAAAAAGAAATGCTATTGCTGCAGGTTTTTCTAAAGAAGATAATCCAAGAGAATACAGAAAATACTGCCAAACAGAAGGCGCTGCTCGAAGAGCAGAAGATCCAGACTATTGGATTAAACTTACTGTAAAAGAAATAAATAATATTTTACAGAAAGAATATGAATGTTTAGATCGCGGAGATAAATACTGGGAACATGTAGTTATTATTGACGATGTTCGATACCAGAATGAGATTGATACAGTACTTCGTATGGGCGGTAGCATGATTCACGTATGCGCTGGAAAGAGATTGCCTACTCCTTATGCAAACTTTAGAAAGCATGAATCGGAAAAACTTGCTAAAGCTTTGGATAGGACTAAAGGGCAAGGCAAACGTTTTGAAAAGTTTTACAAAACAAAAATGCCTTGGGGAGAACCATGCGAAACAGAAGTAGTTTGGTTTGATAATTCTGGTCCAGACGAAAATGGAAAAGTAATGATTGAAGCAGTAGCTCCTTTAGTTTTAGGTACTCATTTATTTACAGAAAACGATCGAGAGGAAGTAGGAATACAACAACTTAGCGAAGAAGATCGTGCTGCGTTGTTAGAAGAGATTCAAAAAACATTAGACCTTTTATTTGATTGGGTTGAAGATCAAGAAGACTTTGAGGATTTAGAAGATGATGCCGACACAAGCAGTGATTGATGGTGATTGGATAGCTTATACTGCTGCTTGCTATGCAGAAAATGAAGGATTCAATTGGTTAGAGGAACGGATTAATTATGACCTTAACGATTTGGGAAGCAATTTTGACCGTGTCGCTATTGCGTTTAGCTGTTCTCGCGCTGACAATTTTCGTCGTGATTATTGGAACTTGTATAAAGCTAATCGTGACAAAAGAGAAAAACCGCAATTCTTAAAAGATGCAATGGATATGCTTCATGATAAAGCAGAAATGGTTGTGGAACGACCAAGACTTGAAGCTGATGATTTAATGTCTATGTTATTATGTCAAGGCTGGTGTTGTATTGCTATTGATAAAGACATGCGAACTGTTCCGGGTTGGCATTGGAATCCCCGAAAAGAAGATAATCCAGTAGAAGTTAATGAAGAAGATGCTGCAGCTTTTGAAAGAATTCAAATGGTAACTGGAGACAGTACTGATAATATCTTTGGAATTCTAGGACGAGGCGAAGCATGGGCTAAGAAACAGTTAAACTGGCATTGGCCTTCTATTTTGCAAGAGAACCGAGATGCTTTTAATAATCCCAGCAAACGATATGTTGAAAAACGAGATCGAATTATTAATGAAGCTGGAATTAATGACGCAGATGAATATTTTGAGGCACAATATAAGTGTCTTCACCTTCTTAGGCCTGAGGAATATGATAAAGAAACTGGCGCAATAACGCATACCTTTCCTTGGAATGTGTAATATTACGCCATGTTAAGTTTGGTACACCCATAGGACAGCAACATACCAAAGTACCCTATGTACATACAAAAGTTGTCCATTTAATTAATCATCTCCTTGGCCCTCTGGAGGCCCTCTTGTTTATCTTGAGGGTCTCAGAGGGACTTAGGGAGACATCAAGGAGAAATAAATGACTGAAGAAACTATTCCAGAAGTTAAGGACAATGTTCCTGAAATTAAAGAACAAGGACAAAAAGAAACCTTTAAGGCAAAGTCTGTAAACTTTGTTCCTTCTCATCTTACTGAAATTGTTCGTAATCTTGGACATGCAGTTGAACACTTAGTAAAAGCACAAGAACATGCCTTACCCGGAGATCAAGCAGTATTTGTTGCATTGGCTGTACAAATTGATGCAGTAGCAGAGCTGTTTATTTCTTCGGCTGAAGCAGCAGTTAAGTCTGCTGAAGAGAAGTGTCCAGCAGATAAAGAAAAATCAGAATGCTGTGGAAATCCTAATGAATGCACAGAAGAACCAGAAGCATATAAGATTCAAGAAGAAGAGGATGATGTTGAATGCTAACTGCTGAACTTCTTACAACCCTCGGCGGATCTGTTGCAGGGTTTGTAATGAAGCTCTTAGCAATTCGCTCACAACAACAAAACGACATTATGATGCGAGCTCTTGAACGAGATAAGCATCGTGAAGAAGCAGCAAATTCTGCAGCACAACGTGTAAATGTAAGTGCTGGAAAGTTTGTTCGTCGTTCAATTGTTTTAGCTATTCTTTTTGCTGTGGTGTTTATTCCTCTGTTAGCCCCTATGTGGGGCTTACCAGTTGTAGTAGAAGGCGATGTGCCTGGACGTTCTGTTTTGTGGGGTTTAATTACTGAAGCTCCAACAAAAATGTTTACAGAAATTAACGGCGTCTTACTAATTCCAGAATTACGTCAAGTATTACTGGCTATTGTAGGATTTTACTTCGGTACTGCTAGCGCTAAAGCTCGATGAAATATTTACTATGCTTGCTGTTATTTGGATGTAGCAGTATTCCTATTGCTTCGGTAGAGCAAGAACCTACCGCAATCACAACTACATTTAACCAACCCCAAAATATTGATAAGCCAAAGGTAGATCCTGTGTGGTATTTACTAGCAGGCTTAGCACTGCTCTGGCTTTTGCTTGAGGATAATTAATGCTTATTACTTTTTTACGAACGATTGAACGATCGTTGTTAGCTTCTATTGACTTTTTAATTTCTATTGTTGCAGGAATTACAGGTGGGATCACTCGTGGTCTTCGTAGTTTCCAAGACTGGATTCGTAAAGCAATCTAAGGAGTTATTATGGATACTTTAAAGTTCTTTTGTATTACGCCTGACCTTCGCCCTAAAATTGCTACATCTGGTTCTGCTGGTTTAGATTTACGAGCAGACAAATGGACTACAATTGAAAAGGGACAACAAGTAAAGGTAGCTACTGGTGTTATTGCTGAGATTCCTGACGGTTACGTTGGGCTTCTTATTCCGCGATCATCGCTTGGAGCAAAAGGACTTAAGCTCGTTAATACTATTGGCGTCATTGATTCTGATTACCGTGGAGAAATCATGGCTATCGTTGAGAATACATCTGACGTCCCCTTTGACATTGATCGAGGCGAAAGGTTTGTACAACTTGTTGTTGTGCCTTGCCCTCATATGAAAGTCGAAGAAGTCGAACTTAATGATTTATCTGATACAGAAAGGGGAGATGGTGGATTTGGATCTACCGGCAAATAATGCTTCCCACTTTATACCAAGAATTTATTCACCTTTCCCGTTACTCTCGTTGGCTTGCTGAAGAAAACCGACGAGAAACTTGGGAAGAAACAGTTGCACGATACTTTGATTTCTTTGAAGAACATCTTAAGGAAGAGTGTGACTATACTGTACCAGCAGATCTTAGAGAAGAACTCGAGACTGCTGTGTTAAACTTAGAGATCATGCCTTCAATGCGTGCTCTCATGACAGCTGGCCCTGCACTCGCTAGAGATAACGTGGCTGGCTACAATTGTGCTTTCGTAAGCGTCAACCGCCTCCGTGCTTTTGATGAGATTCTATATGTTCTCATGTGCGGCACTGGAGTAGGCTTTAGCTGTGAAGATGAAGAAGTTAAACAAATTCAACCTGTTGCCGAAACCTTCCATGATACTGATACGACTATTGTAGTTGCTGACAGTAAGATTGGATGGGCTAAGGCATACAAAGAATTGATTGCTCTTCTGATTCAAGGACAGATTCCTCAATGGGATACGTCTAAGGTTCGACCAGAAGGCGCACGCCTCAAGACCTTCGGAGGGCGTGCTTCGGGACCAAGACCACTGGAAGAGCTGTTTAAGTTTACAGTGGCTACGTTCCGTGGAGCGGCTGGTCGTAAGCTCTCATCCATTGAGTGCCACGACATCGTATGTAAGATTGCAGAAATTGTGGTCGTAGGCGGAGTTCGACGCTCCGCTCTGATTTCACTGTCTAGCTTGAACGATGACCGTATGCGTCATGCTAAGGATGGGCAGTGGTGGAACACTTCGCCTCATCGCGCACTTGCTAACAATAGTGCAGTATACGAGGGCGATGTGTCCGTAGGCCAGTTCATGGAAGAATGGCTGGCTTTATATAACTCCAAATCAGGAGAACGTGGTATCTTTAATCGAGATGCCGCAAAGAAACTGGTTGGTCGTACTGACGTTCGAGATCCAGAGGTTCATCGAACTAGATCAGTTGACTATGCTTTTGGTACTAATCCCTGTTCTGAAATTATCTTACGAGATTCAGAGTTCTGTAACTTGTCGGAAATTGTAGTTCGAGCAGATGATACGCCTAAGACTTTAAGAAAGAAAGCACGACTTGCTTCTATTCTAGGTACGTGGCAAAGTACTCTTACCAACTTCCGTTACCTTGGCTCTTCTTGGAGAAAGAACTGCGAAGAAGAACGATTGCTTGGAGTCTCAATGACTGGCATTATGGACAATGCTTACACTAATGGTAAAAAAGATGGAATTAGAAGTCTTCTCGAAATGCTTCGAGAGGATGTTATTGAAGCCAATCGAAACCATGCAGCTGACTTAGGCATTGAACAATCAGTTGCTACTACTTGCGTGAAGCCATCAGGAACTGTCAGCCAATTGGTTGATGCCGCCTCTGGTATTCATGCACGCCATAACCCGTACTACATACGTACGGTTCGTGGAGATAACAAAGATCCTTTGTGTGAGTTTATGAAAGCAGCAGGCTTCCCACATGAACCTTGTGTCATGAAGCCAGATAATGTAACCGTATTCTCATTTCCAATGAAGGCTCCAGAAGATTCTGTTTACCGAAACGATATGACTGCTCTTGAGCAGCTTGAGCTTTGGCTTACCTATCAGAAATACTGGTGCGAACATAAGCCCTCTGTAACTATTAGTGTCAAAGAACACGAATGGGTTGAAGTAGGTGCTTGGGTATGGAATCATTTGGACTTGATCAGCGGCATTTCATTCTTGCCTTTTTCAGATCACTCGTACCAACAAGCTCCATACCAAGATTGTGTCGAAGATGAGTATTACTTACTTGCGGCAACACTTCCAAAAAATGTTGACTGGACTGAACTCCAGAAATACGAACAAGAAGATACAACAACTGGTACACAAACTATGGCATGCACTGGCAGCTCTTGTGAACTAGTAGATATTGGTGGAACTTAATATGATTTTAGAGCTTTTGCTTTTAACTAGTGATCCTGCTGGACCTCCAGCTGATCCAAATGTAGTAGATATGTGGATTGATGACCTTGGACGTTTAACCCCCTTTGGTCGGACGTTTGATGTCTACATCCAAACAGGGTTTGATCCTGATTTTTCTTATCCTAATGGTGAACCCCGACGCCCGTATATGATCGGCAGTACCCGTGGTAACGAGTCGCCGACGCGCGCTTTTGGCTGGGCCATTGAAGGTGACGTATTCAAGAACCACAATGACAACACTTACCCGTGGCTAGACAACTGTCAAGAGTGCATTGACTATTGGACAATAGACACTGGGATTGAGTGTCCTGAACCCGGTGCTTACTGGGATTGCATTCAAACTAATCCTTACCAACGAACCAATTACCTTGGAGCTAAGTTTACTCCCGTCAATTGGGTGTTCGAGGGGCCAGAGGGATGCTGCCCACGGAAAGCTGATCTGGTTGATCTTGAGTACGCATGGTGCGACTCATGGCTTTTGCACGGCCCACTCGGTAAAAAGTACGGAAACGTTAACCCACAATACAAGTATCCGCTGGTGCAGCAACAACACAAGGATTTGATTACTCCACATTACTCTTTGAATCGAGTGTTGAAGTTTTGGCCTCACCGTGAAGACATTGTTGGTCAACAGTGTTGCTCGTCCCCATCACAGAACGACTACGGCGATCTGATCCGTTGGAATGCTGACGTTGACTGGGAGAGCGAGAAGTGGCCCGGCTCGTTTCACATCGCACGATTCACCGGCCCCGACTACTTTGCTTCTGGCGGTGTGGTGCGGTTTGCTTGTGGCAACGGGCATCCATGCGATCCAGTATATTACTCGGTCGGCTACTACCCCGACAACTCCTGCCCTTCCGATTTAAATGAAGATGGTGTTGTTGGATTTGAAGATCTTCTTCAAGTTTTATCTGACGTTGCTGCAGCTAAGTATCACCCTCAAACTAACAATGGCTTTAATGCTATTATTAAAGTTTTATCCGAATATGGACCCTGCGAAAGCGGAGGCATCGGATAATATTTATAGAAACTATGGCTTACCGGCTATAGTTTTCTTTTATTTACCCAGTCCCAAAGGAGATATTATGGTTAATGACCCACGAATACGCCAGTTAGCTGGTATTGAAGCTGCTTTGCGCGCAAACACAGGTGGCTGTCAAAATGCACATCCTTGGATTAAACCTCTTTGGTTAGAAGTCCAACGATTACGTAAGGAATTAGAGTCTGCTACAAAAGTAGAAGAAGTTCCGCAAAAAACAGCTACTGAAATACTAAAAGAAAAAAATGAAGCAAATAAACCTAAACCCCGTGCTTCGAGAAAATCTACTAAGACCAAAACTAAACAAGATTGAAATATGGTTTTGGGAACAAATGCCTTATGACTATAGGCATTGGTGGATTGGCACATGTAGTAAATTAGCTCATTGTGCTATAGTTCTTGGGGATTGGCAACTAGGAGTACATACTACTGGAAATAAATGGGATTATATTCCTGCAACACATCCATGGTATCAATCTCCAGATTATATTGTAAATTGCGGATATACCGCTAATACTTATTTAGATTTTATGTATCTAGAAAAAGATAAATTAAAACCATTTTCTATATGGTGGCGTTCTTGTGCTAGATATGGATTAGGTTTTAATATTGATTTAGGTACAGGATATTGTACCACAACAGTAAATAATTTTTTATGTTTGCCTAAATCTATTTTAACTGTAGATGATTTATGGGAAGCACTATGAAAGAAATTCCAAGAATAGAGCAAGAGCTTATCGATTGTTTAAATGAACGATTTAAACTAACTGAAGCTCATTTAAAAGAACCTGAATGGGACAGAGCTTTTTTAGCTGGACAACGATCAGTCATTCAGTTTTTATCTAGTGTTCGGATTGCTCAAGAAGAAAAGAACAAACAATCTATAACAAAAAGGGTATAAACATGAAACCTAAAATTGTTCAACCAACAGCAAGTCCCGGCTTAAGTCAAGCAGAACTTGATGCTCAGCTTGAAGAACAACGATTGCAAGCAGAGAGAGATGCTGCTGGTGCAAAAGCTGCTGCTGAAGCAAGAGAAAAGAAACGTAAAGAAGAAGAAAAACGTAGAGCTATTGCTAATGCGCAACAAATGGAACTTAAACGAGTTCGAGATCAAAGAGCGCAAAGGTTTGGAGTTAAACAAGTAGCAGCACAACGACGAGTTGCTCAACAAACTGCTCAATCTGGCGGTGCTTATTCTTCTATTGCTGGAACAGGATATAATTAATGGCTTATGCAATGTCTGAAAAAAGCATTGCGGATCGATTTTTTGCACTAGATTCTTTACGTAGAGCAAAGTTAGATAGAGCTCGAGGCTGTGCAGCCTTAACCTTACCTGAACTTCTTCCACCATATGGATGGACAGAAACAGAACAACTAGAGCCTCCATATTCTTCTGTGCCTGCAAGGGGAGTTAACGCTCTTGCAAGCCGAATGATGTCGGCTCTTCTTCCTCTAAATGATATGCCTTTCTTTCGATTTGGTGTACCATCAGGAGAGTCTTTGGCTCTTGAAGCTAAAGAATATTTAGAGTCTTTATCTTATCAGGTGTTTAAAAAATTAACGCAAAAGAATTTAAGAGAAACTATTTATCAAGCATTACAGCAATTACTTGTGCTTGGAGATACTCTTATTATTTTAGATGACGACATGACTTTTCGAACTTGTAGATTAGATCATTATGTTGTTCGTCGAGATTATAAAGGCGATGTAATTGAAATCATTTTCTTAGAGCACACTGCATATTCACATGATGAAAATGCACAGAATCCAGTACGATCTGTTATTCCGGGCTCAAGTATGGTTATGAAAAAAGGCTACGATTGTTTATATCACCGAGTTATTTGGTTAGATGAAGAGCAAGAGTGGCATCAAACTACAGAGCTAGATGGTAAAATTATTGCTGAGGGAACATATAAGATTTCTCCACTTATCCCTCTTCGCTGGCAATCTATTGTCGGAGAAAACTATGGGCGTTCACATGTTGAATGCAACATTGGTGATATTAAGTCACTTGAGGCTTACACTGCCTCGCTTATTGAAGGACTTGCTGCAGGGTCGTCATTTTGGATGGGTGTTGACCCATCAGGTATTACTGCTCTTGATGACATCGCATCTCAACCTAATGGTGCATGGGTTGCAGCTAGACAACAAGATGTTTTTACATTGTCTCCTTCAGCAACCATGAATCCACAAATTCAAGTTACATCTACCGCTGTTGAAAAAATGCGACAAGAAGTAGGACGAGCATTTTTAATGTCTGGTGCTGCTATTCCGCAAGGAGATCGTGTTACTGCTACAGCAGTTAGAATGGTGGGTGAAGAACTTGAGCAAGTTCTTGGGGGAGTTTTCTCTTCTATTGCTCGAGATTTATTACAACCTATTGTTCGCCGTACTTTTTATTTAATGGTAGATAACGAGGAAGTAGATCCTCGTCTTAAGAAACAATTTGAAGCTGAAGAAGGTGTTCTTTCTGTTGATATTGTTACTGGTCTTCAGGCTCTTAGTCGTGAATCAGATCGGGAACGATTGATGCAAATGGGAGAAATGGTTCGTAATCTTCCTTCTAATGCTGTACAAAATTTTAGATGGGATGCATATGCTTCTGCCTTAATTACTGCTCTTGGTTTTGATCCTCGTAACTGGGTTCGATCTCCAGAAGAAGTAGCTATGGAGCAAGGAGCAGTAGCAGCACAAGAAACAAATGCTGCCTTAGCCCAAACAATGGCTCAACCAGCAGCCCAAGCTATGGCCCAAGCGGCACAGCCAGCTATAGAAGAAGCTATTAATCAGGCTCCCGAAGAAAATGCAGAAGCAGCTATAGCTGTTGCTCAGCAAATGATGGGACAATGAATTAAATTCAAGGAGTAAACAATGACAGAAGAACAAGAAAATGCTGAAGTTGTTTCAGAAGAGCAGGTTTCTATTCCTGCTACTGAAGAAACACCAACTCCAGCAGAATCGCAGCTTAGTCAAGAAGCTCAGCAATACTCGTATGAACGAGATATGTTTGTTCGTGGAGCTGAAGCTAATCAAATGAATTTACCCGGCAACTTTAAAGACTTTGGGGATTACTTCGATAGTCTTAAAGAAGCACAGGGTCAATATACTGCAGCAAGACAAGAGTTAGCTCAGCTCAAAGCAAATGAAGCTACTCGTTTTGCGACTGGTGAACAACCAGAAATTGAAGTAGAAACAGAAGGATCTTCTGAACTTCCTGAGAATCTTGAAATTAAGGAACCAGAAGCAGAAGTAGAAGCAGATCCAGAGAATCCTGATGACTACGAAATTTACGAAGTAGGCATGACTGAAGAAGAAAGCATGCAATGGACTACTGAGTTTATGGAAACAGGAGAACTTACAGAAGATACAATGAATAGTATTCTTAACTCTTTTCCGGGTGCAACTCCAGAAATGGTTATGACATACTTTGAAGGTATGCGAGCTGTTGATCAAACTTCAATGATGGGCGCTGCTGAAACTGTAGGCGGCGTTGAAAACTTAAATAATATTTTAGCTTGGGCTGGAGAAAACCTTTCTCCTGCAGAACGAGAAGCAGCTAATGAAGCTCTTTCTGGACCTATGGCTAACTATACACTGATGGGATTGCAAGCTCAGTATCAGAATGCTATTTCTAATACTCGGCAGGCGACAGAGCCATCACAAATTCCGGGTAGGGTTGCAACTTCGTCTGCTGCTCAGACTATCCAACCCTATGACAATCGAGCACAAATGAATGCCGATATGTCTAACCCACAATATTACTCTGATCCGAACTTCCGCAGCTTTGTGGAACAACGGTTACGAATGACCCCTTGGGTCACTGGCGGATAATAATGTTTAGTGGTGAATTCTTATTTAAACGTGACTATGCTAGGCATACTCGAACGGTAGAGTAAGAATAATCCCTAAGAATGCTGACTCCCTTCGAGGTAATAATCAAGCGCTTAGCATCTAAATAAAATCCCCACATTACTACATTATTTTTAATGCCAATCAAAAGGAAAATTTACTATGGCATACTCAGGTTCAGGTAGTATTACCTATCCCGATTTACCCCTAACTCGATGGGGTGCTAACAACAGTACTCCACAGACTGGTTACACCGCTGCTATCAGCGATGTCGATCTGTGGATCCCAACTTGGTCCGGCGAAGTTATGCACGCTTATGACCAATATAACATTTTTGAGCCTATGGTCGATACTCGTACCATCGTTAATGGAATTAGCATTGAATTCCCAGTGACCGGCACCATTGCCCTTAAGGACAAGTGGGAAGCTGGTGAAGAGCTGAGCGGTGGCGGATCAACGACTAAGAAATACAGCATTTCTTTGGATCGTCGTCCAATCGCTGCTCACTTCGAGCTGGATAACATTGACGTCATGCGTGAGCAGTTCGAGTTCCGATCTGAGCTTGCTCGTCAAGCTGGTTTGACTCTCGCTAACGAGCGTGACCGTCAAATTGCTCGCTTGATTGTTAAGGCTGCTAAGGCGGCTTCTCGTTTGCCCAATGCTGGTGGAGCAAGTGGTGTGAATGCTGCTGGTGCAGGTACGGCATACTTCTATGCTGATAGCAACACCGGATCGGCTGAGGTTGATGTTATTTCTGATAACGAAACTGGAGCATTGGCTATTCTTTCTGCAATTGAAGCAGAACTGGTTAAGTATCGTGAACTCGATATTCCAGAAGGTGCTTTGATGGTTGCTGTTACGCCAGCCATGTTTAACGAAATCCGTCGTTTGGGTATTGCTGAAGCAACGACTGGCTCTAAGCCTTCTGGTCTCGGAAATAACCAAAATGCCCCATACTACGGAACTGTTGGTGGTGGTGTTTCGGTCCCCGGATTCGAAGGTTCGCTTAACTACATGGGTGCAATGATTGTGGCTACTAACCACCTCCCAAGCACTGACTTTACTACCGGCGATGCTAACTATCAAGTTGATGGCCGCTTTGTTAAGGCTCTTATGTTCCAGCGTAGCGCTGTTGCTTCCGTGAAGAAGCAAGGTCTTAAGGTTGACTCCGTTGAAGACGTCCGTCGTAACACCGTGTTTACGGTTGCTTCGATGTACTCTGGTGGTGGCATCTTGCGACCAGAACTTGCTTCGGTTGTTCTTACCGGCGATGGCGCTGAGAGTGATCCTTTCATTGTTTCGGATATCGATGCTACAGAAGCTAGTAGCAAGGAATTAGGTTACACTCGTAAGGTTTACCTTGGCAACATTGACTAATAAAATTTAATACACACTCGAGCCCCCTGCCCTAACGGGTGGGGGGTTTATTTAGACATACAATTTAACCCCAGAAAAGGAGGCCTTACATGGCCGGTATTACGCAACTCGAGGCTATCAACTACATGTTAGTTCAAGCCGGAGAGCAGCCAGTTACGGCTCTCACCGGCACTGGTCTCGGTACAGACACAACCATGTCTTTATTTATCTTGGATGTTGTAACCAAGGAAGCACAGGAACGTGGTTTAGATGAAAATGTTTACGAGCAAATTGTCCCATTAAACTTAACGGACAATTCTATTCCTGTGCCTTACAATGCTATTGATGTATACACAAGAGACGAACTTCGTGTTACAGATAGCAGCGGTGAATCTAAAGGTCAGATGAATGTATCTATTCGTGACCAAAAACTTTACAACGTAACAGAGCAAACCTTTGATTTTTCTGAATATAACACTGGAGACATTGTTACTCAGGGTGGCTTTAGATTGGTCTTTAAGGTTTACTTAGACTTCGATGATTTGAATCCTACTACTAAACGACTGATCATGGAAGAATCTGCACGACGCTACCAGCTGGCTACCCAAGGGGATCAGGCAGTTGATAGCATGATGTCGCAGCGAGCTCAGCTGTCTCGTATTAACAGCCGAGCAAATGACTTTAACAATAAAGGTAGAAACCTTTTTGACGGCAGTGATCCTCGTAGATTGTTTGCCGTTGATCGTAGGTTCCCTTATTATTATGGTACAGATAACCCAGTAGATTCTGCACGACGAGGACTACGATAATGGCAGCACAAAATACTACGATTAAAGTTCCTTCAATGATGGGAGGAGTTAGCAAAAGTTCTCCTTCTAAACGAAGGCCAGATCAAGTAGAAGAAGCAGAAAATGTTTTCTTATCTGCAGAAGAAGGATTGCAAAAGCGACAAGCTACAAAGTTTATGCCGCTTACAGATGCAACCCTTAAAGGCAAACTTGATATTACTGGAGCTAGTCCTTCGCATGAGTTAATTTATTATGAGTTTCGATTAGCTAAAAATAAATCGGCATTAATAGTTATTAATGTTTTTGCTTCTACTCCTTCTGATCGTGTTCAGATTTTTGATGCTACTACTGGAAATAAAAAACCTGAGTGGCTTTCTCTTACAGGCAGTAGTCAAGAAACTTCTTTCTTTAATTACCTTATTGAAGGAAGTTTACCTCCTCTTGAACGTTTACGTTTAGTTCGTATTAAATCTTCTCTTGCTATTTTAAACGTAGAAGTAGAAGCTAAATTTTTAAATATAAACGAAGGACAAGCTTTAGAGTATACTGCTCCTCGAACTACATTGCGTTTTCAAGGTAATGATGGAACTACTTCTACTAAACTATATTTTGAGGGAATTGGTTTATATCCAAGACCCGGAGTAGTTAGAGGAACAACCGATGACACTGGTAGCCAAGTTGGACAAATAGAATTAAAAAATGAAAGTTTTATTGATTGTGAAGATGCTATCGGTAGGCCTATTGATCCTGAGGCCAATGTATTAGATGACACTGGTCAAGCTAATATTAAATTTACTGCTTTTGAAAAAAATCATTTTGATTACGATAATCTAATTAAAGAACCCTCTTCACTTATTGATCGACAACCAAATACCGATACAGGTGTTATGGTTGATACTCAGGATTCTATTGCTGTAAACTTTTTCTTTGAAGTAGGAGGAGCTCCTGATGCTCCTCGATCTTATGATACTTCTACTACCCATATTGATGGTAAAAAAGAACATCATTTTCCTATATTTAGAACTCCATTTATTAGAAACTCTGATCCAGTAAGACAAGCTATGGTTGCTTTGCACTCAAATGGTGTACAAGAAGCTACATGGACGTTTCAGGTTAATGATAACCTTACACAAAATCCTGCAGATCGAACAGCAGAACCCCGATTTGGTTCCGCTTTATTTGGATCTCCCCATTTAGGTGATGGTTTTATTTTTGAAGTTAAAAATGCTGTAGCTGGAGCTCCTCGTGGGTTTTACAGAACTATTGCTACTCCTGCAGGTAATGAATTTTTTAAGACAACGTCTAATGAATTTAAGACAGATAGTAGTGGAAATATTTTATTTGAAGATCCCGGCGCAGATGGCGGCGAGTCTGTAAATGGAGAAGGACCAGTTGTCTATAAGCCTATTTTCTGTCAACTTTTTCCTAGAATTAATTCATCTGATTATTCTCCTCAGTTTAGTGTAAGTCATACAAATGAACTTCCTTTTTATCAAAGAATTAGATCTCCGGAAAAGGGATCTGTTTTAGATCGTTCTACTTTTCCGCACTTAATTGCATTTAATAATAAAACAAATCCCAATGAAACTCGATTTGCTATAGGACAACTTCCTTTAACACCACGATTTAATGGAGATAATACAACAAATCCGGGTCCTTCTTTTATTGCTAATACTGCTGATCCTTATAGTACAACAGCTCCTACTGGAGCAAAAATTAGTTCTATAGGTTATTGGAGAAATAGGCTTTGGTTAGCTTCCGGTACTACTATTGTATCTTCTCAAGCAGGAAATCAATATTCTCTTTTTATTGACGACGCTGATACTCTAACCGAAAGAGATCCATTAGATATTTCTCTTTCTGATTCTGATGCTGCTACAATTAACTGGATTGTTCCTTTTGAGCGTTCTTTGTTTTTGGGTACAGATGGTTCTCAGCAGTTTGTTTTAACGGGATCAGATAACTTTATTTCTCCAACAACAGCAGCGCTAGACTCAACATCTCAACATTCAATTTCTGCTGCTTCTCGTCCGTTTAAAGTTGGACCATTTTTATTCTTTAGTGATGCAGGACGTTTATTCTTGTATCAGGGTAAAGCAGGAGAAGGTGAAGGTCGTTCTATTGATGTGTCTAGCCATGTTTTAGGTTACTTCCCTAATAATATTTCTCAATCTGTTTCTGTGCCTGAAGAAGATATTATTTTGTTTAAATCTTCTGATGTTGGCGATGAAAAAACTATTTATGTTATGCGACGGTATACTACTGATGCTCAAGGAAACTTTGCTAGCGCTTTTTGGAAATGGAAGTTTAGAGAAACCGTAGAAAATTTTTATTCTTTTGGTTCTGAAGTTTATGTTATTTTAAAAGACAGCGACAATAAAAGGCAGATTGAAAAACTTCCTATTAGAGCTACTAGTGTAACTGATACATTATTAGATGGCCAACAATCTATTACTGGCTCGTATTCGGCAACAACAGGTAAAACAACTTGGACTTTAGATTTTGATCCAACAGAAGCCATTGGCGTATACGAAAAGAACAAACAAGCTTTTTCTTCTTTTGATATAACAGTTAATGGAAATCAATGGCTTGTTTCTGTATCTGGAGATTTTTCTGAAGCTCCAACAACTTTTGGATTTAAATATGATATGGAAGTAGAGCTATCTCCTTTTATTTTACGGGACGGAAATAACGTAACTTCTGATGCTTCTTTGCAAATTAAAGACTTAGCTACCCGTCACTTTAATACAGGAACATATGAAATTGGTGTTTCTCGTAGAGGTCGATACGAAACTAAAGCTACATTCGATCCATATCGAACTACTAATCCTTTTATTACAGAGGATGAATCATACTTCCAAGAAAACGGACAAGCACAAGCACGGATTTCAGGATCAGCTGATGACATTAGTATTAAGTTAAAATCAGATGGTTTTGTTCCAGTTAATATTACAAACGTGGAGGCTAGAGTCACGGCTCAAATTGGGCGTGATACGGCAATTGATTAATGGGTACGACTACTTCTTATACAATTAATGGGAATAATGGACCCACTTATTCCATTGGCAATGCTTTAGACTGGCACAGCAAAGCTCTTATTAAAGATCAATTAAGAGTTGAGCGAGCAACTACTGCAGGGCAATTTGTAACACTGACTCTTACTTCAGATTATATTGTAAATGAAGAGTTAGATACTGTAACCTTTCTTGACAGCGAAGGACTTCCACAAAACCAAGGAACTGGAGTTGAACTTAGGTTTACTCGAGTAACTAAAGAAGATGGTTTCTATGCTTCTATGGAAGAGCTTGGAGCTGCTTCCGCTTTCTCTGCATTATCTAATGATGAACAACTTCAGAATAGAATGCAAGAAGTAGAAGCACGCTTAGATCAAGTTACAGGCGATATTGCCCTAACCTTTAATGGAGATCTTGTTACTTCTTTAGTAGCAGGTACAGGAATTAGCATGGTAGTTAATTCTGCTGGAGCATTAACTGTTACTAATAGTGGCTCTGGTACTGGCGATTCTGGCAATGGCAATGATTTTAATACTGCTACTTTTGATTCGCCTATTGCAACTCAAACTGCCGATTCTAATCCTATTTTAGATTTAACATTTGATACAGCAGGGCTTCATAATGATGCATCTTTGCTGTCTTATTTAACTACTAATTCTTATGCTACACAAAGTTATGTAAGTGATAATACACTTACGCCTACTCAAGTTACTAATGAAATTTCTTCTAGGTTAAGTGATTATGAGGTTAAGTCTTTAGCTGCAGGCAATAATATAGGCCTTACTACTGATCCAGATGGAACTGGACAGGTTACTGTAGCTTACACAGGTCCTAATCCTGTTTCTGTTGCTAACCCAACTGGTGCTATTTTAATGTGGGGTGGACCCATTGCAAACCAAAATGAAGCACCAGATGGATATTTGTGGTGTAATGGTAATGCGGTTAGTAGAGCTACCTATTCAGATTTGTTTGATGTTATTGGAACAACTTATGGAGCTGGTGATGAAAGTAGCACATTTAATCTTCCAAACATGTTAGGGAATGTTGCTGTTGGTGCTCAAAGCCTTCAGAACTATAACCTAGGAGATACTGGCGGTGAAGCTGAGCATACCCTAGAAGATAATGAACTCCCTAAGCACAGGCACGCTGACCTTAATGACGATACACGGATTTCTATTAGTACAGAACGTGCTAGCGGCAATTCACAGAATGTATCGACAAGTCGGCTGCAACGAGGCAGTCTTGCGTCTAACGTTTCTGGTACAGTAGAGACTAACTTCTACTCCGCCACGCAAGGTGATGGCACTCCGCTATCAAACCGTACAGGATCGACTCTCTATCCTGCCACAGGAAGCAGTGCTTTAAACCAAACTAACCTTTCATTAATGCAACCTTATGTTGCTATTAACTACATTATTAAAACCTAAGGAGGACTGATATGACTTTATCTCTTTCGAATATTTATACAGCCCCTTCTTTAGGGCTTTCGCAACCTCAGTTTGATGTGTCGGCTTTGTCAACTCATCCTTCTGTAACGTTTGGCAATCAAGTTATAATTACTGCTACTCCTTCGGGATCTTCAACCCCAGTAACTCTTGTTGAGGGCGTTGATTGGAACTACAATAGGTTTACAGATAAAGTAACTTTTGTTTCTGGTGCTGTGCCAAATGGAGCAACAATTTTATTTAGCATGAATCCAAGCTTTACTTCTTTTGCAGATACGTTTAGCGATTTAGGATCAGCTCCAGCTAAGGCAACTAAGCTTCGAGATGACCATTTGCTAACTTTGTGTCAGGATTTAGATAATAGAATTAATTTGGTTTCTACTGGCAACGTTACTGCAGTTTTTAGCTTACTGAATACTGCTGGTGATTCTTTAAATGGAGACATTACACTTCAGAGCGATTCTAATATTAATATTAGTTTTAGTTCTCAGGTTATTAACTTTAGTGCTCCTCAAGTAGGAACAAATGCTACTAATATTGGAACATTACAAACTAGTTTAGGGACAGCTGAAAGCAATATTGCTACACTTCAAAGTAAAAACTTTGTACCAGATACTGCTACTGCTTCTACTGGTGACGTAGTAACATACGATAGTACAAGTAACATTGTTTGGGCTGCTCCAACAGGTGGTTCTGGCGGAGATCCTACTAATTTAAATGGTCTTAATGATGTTACCTTAAGCAGTGTAACTGCTAATCAAGTTTTAGTATCTGATGCAGATGGTAATTTTACTAATCAAAATTTTGCTGCTAGCAATATTACAGGATTAGCAGCTGTTGCTACTAGTGGTAGTTATTCTGATTTAATTAGTAAACCTAATATTACTGTAACAGATAATAGAGTAACTCCAGCTACTTGTGATTTTGAGTTTGTGCAAGCAAATAATACTGCTGGATCTGTGCTAAGATACGATGGATCTAATTTTAAGTTAGACAAATTAAATTTTGATGATCTTGCAGGAGGTGTAGGTTTCCAAGACCTCACAGGTACTCCTAACTTTGGTATTGAAGATTTAGATGATGTTGCTAATTATGATCCTAATGGAAACGATGCATTAAAAGTTGCCCAGTTAAATAGTCTTGGAAATCAAGTTATATGGCAAACATTGCCGAGCCAAACTGCAGGTGAAGCTCAAATTTGGAGTGCTTACTTTGACTATGATCCAACAGCAGCAGATTTAAATGATGTTGGTAATCCTAGCGCTGTTTCTGCTAATGGTTACGTTGCTTTTAGAAATGATCCTTTATGGAATTTTAGCCCTTCTGTAATACGGGGTCAATTTAGAGGCACATCTGGAAATACTACTGTAGTAAACTGGGACTCAACTAATACGGGTGGTAATGTAGTTTATACAACATTAAATCCTCCCGGCGCTTTGATGCAACCGGGCGATGGTTTTGGTGCAAATTATGCTTTTGCGGTTTCAAGTGATGGCATTTATCGCGTTCGCTTGCAAGGTGTATTTAGTTGTAATCATACTTTACAATCCTATCAAATTAAACCTCTTACTATGGCTGTATTAAAAAATCAAATCGCAGATGGATCCCCTAGTTGGGGAAGAGATCCTGTAATTGCACGAGCTGATACTAATGTTTCGTCAGGATCAGACGAAGGAGCTGATGATATTGTTGTAAGTTTATCTTGTGAAAGAATTATTAGTTTAAATTCAACTGATAGGCTTTTTTGTGTTGTTAATCAAAGGACACAAAGTGTTTATATGTCAAGTGCTAATTGGATTATTGAAAAGATAGGCTAATTAATGGAATATCCTTTAGTTTTAGTACATTGGTTAGATCACGAAAGCAGTGGCGGTCCAGAATGGGAAGATTTAGAGTCTCAACTTGAATGGGCTGCAGAGCTTCCTCCGATCGGACAGACTGTTGGTTGGGTTATTTGGGAAGGCGAAAAGCATATTGTTCTAGTTGATACTATTATGAATAATACAGAAACTGGTACTGCCCACAAAATCTTAAAACAAAACATTATCTTTAAACAGGAGCTACAATGATGGATGAACGATTAGCAAAACTAAGAGACATGCTTATTGATAGCACTATTGAATATCTTAAAGAAGAAATTTCTGATAAGTCTATTAATTCTGCCCGAGCTGTGCTAAAAGATTTAGCCCCTCGAGAAGATATTGAACTTAGTGAAAAACAAGCTGAACGTATTCAGCAGGCTATGGGCGATGCGCCTTTTAAAATTAAGTAATCGTGGGGACTGCCATAATAGGTAGTCTTCGCATTAAGGAAATACTATGACTGATATATCAAATAGGATAAACCCTAGTATGATTCCGGATAATGTTCCGGACGAAGCTGTTCAAGATTTCCGTAACTTTGCGTATTACGTTATGAAATACATGGGTTATGGAGAACCAACTCCTATCCAGTATGGAATTTGTGAATCGCTTCAAAATTATAATACTGATATGATTTTAGCAGCAGGTCGAGGTACAGGCAAATCTGTAATTACTTCTATGCTTGCTTCTTGGTGGCTGCTAAGAGATCCTAACGTAACAATCCTTGTTACTTCTGCTACAGCTCAAAAAGCTATTGACTTTATGAGCATGACAAGACAAATTTTGCAGGTTGTTCCTTTTATGAATCATCTGCTTCCCGGCGAAGATGATGTGGATAATGCTCTTGCTTTTAATTCAGCAGCAAGAGTAAAAGTTAGTCAGGATAAATCTGTTTCGGCTGCTGGTATTATGTCTCAAATTGTAGGTAAACATGCTGATTATATTGTTGGTGATGACTTAGAAGTTCGAGGCAATTGCGATACACAAGAAGCTAGAGACAAACTATTAGGACGAATACATGAGTTTGAATCTATCCGCAATAAAGGAGGGCGTGTCATTTTTCTTGGTACTCCCCATACTCGTGACTCTAACTATAATAAGCTGGCTGCAGCTGGGTATCCTTTTATTAAGTTTCCTTCTGAGTTTCCCGATCCAACTATTCCTTCTCGCATGGAAAACATTGCTCCATGGATTATGGAACGTATGGAAGAACTGGAAGCAGAACCAAGTGAAGCTACTCAGCCCGAACGTTTTGATAAAGAAGTATTAATGGAAAGATATGCAAAAATTGGACCAGCAAACTATGCTCTTCAGTTTTTGTTAGATACTTCTATTTCTGATGATGAAAAATATCCAATCAAACTAAATAACATTATTTGTACAGACGTTGGTTTAGATATGTTTCATCAAAAAGTACAACATGCTAGATCTACTCCAGTAGATTTTGCAACCTATGGTATGGCTGGAGACAGGGTATTTAAACCTATGTATAAAAGCGATAACATGGAAGACTACATTGTTACAACTCTTCACGTTGATCCTTCTGGTCGTGGTAAAGATGAAACAGGTTTGGTTGTAGCTTCTGCTACTCCAACAGGTTATATCTGCGTTCATGAAATGATTGGACTACCCGGAGGCTATGATGAACAAACACTTACATCAATAGCTAAATTAGCTAATCAATATAAATGCCAGTTAATTAGATACGAAGGAAACTTTGGCGATGGCATGTTTGGTCAGTTACTTTTACCTATTGTTAAACGAGTTTGTGGTCAAGTAGGCGTCGAAGAGTTTAAAGTTGTAGGACAAAAAGAACGAAGAATTTTAGATGTTCTTGAACCCGTCATTGCAACACAACGATTAGTTTTTGATCCACGTGCAATGAATGATAAAGAAAATCAAATACAGTTAACTAGACTTACATATAAACGCGGCGCATTGAAACATGATGATAGAGTTGATGCTCTTTCACATGCTATTAGTTATTACTCTGAAATGCTTGGAGTAGATGTTGATGCTGTAATTGCAGCTAATGAGCATAAAGCATACAAAAATGAAGTTGCTTTATGGGCTGATGATAGTCGTCGCAATGATATGATTATTAAAACTTGCACATCCGGCGCAGCTCGGATTGATAATCCTAAACCAAAGCTTTATAAACAAGGTCGTTTAATAAGCTGGAAAAATATGAAGAAAGGAGGCCTGTAATGGCCGATCCCGTATCAGCAACTATTGCTATCGGTAGTCAGGTTTTAGGCTCTGTAGCTGGAGCACGAGCTGCTAATGCTCAAGAAGCCCAGCGAAATCAAGCAGCACTTGATCAATTTAATGTACAACAGTACAATGCTGAAGCACAGGTTATCCAATCAAACATGCGTGGCCGATTGCGTTCTGCTGCAATTGCTAAACAAAATAGAACTATTGAGCGTAATTCTTTACGTGAACTTTATTTAAATTCTGAATCTTTGCAAATTGAGCAAAAAAATAGAAAGTCTGATTTAGTTCGAAAAAGCAATGAACATGCTGCAATGATTAATACTCGAACTGAGCAGTCTAATATACAATTAGATTCTGCTATGGCTGATCGATTACAAAATCTTCAAACAAAAGAACTGCTTAAAGGAGTAAGTGATACGAATAGGCAGTTTGGTATTCAGCGCCAAAACCTTATAGAATCTCGAAAAAAACAATTAGCTTCTCGTGGTGATGAAACTTTTGTAGCTCAGCGTTTTTATCGTGGAACTCAAGGTAACTTTTATGACAACAGTTCTGCTCGCATGACTGGAGCTCTTATTGAAAGTGCTGGCTCTATAGCTGGCGGAATTTACGGATATAATAACCCATGAGTCAGTTTCAACAACCACAAGATAATAGATATATTCGCCCCGGAGTTTTAGATCTTGGGACTGGACGCCAATTTGATAGATTGTCTGTTTCTACTAGAGGAGAAGGCAATATTGGAACTGGTGCTCAAGGTGGTGGGTTTGTTCAAGGTCAATCTCGTGTAGGAACTGGTCTTTCAGGCGTTGATCCTTTAGCTCAAATTCTTGGCACTGTATCAAAAAGTGTTGATAATTTTATGCGAGCAGATAAGTTAATGGCTGAAGCTGTAGATAATCAAAGAAATAAAGAACTAGATAAACTAGAAGAACAGCTTCAAAATGCTATTGCTTTAGGGGAAGATTCTCCAGAAAAAATGGCAGAAGATCATCGCAATCGTGTAGATGAGTATTATAGAAAAACAGGTAAATTACCTAAACGTGGTACTTCTCGTAAACGGTTTGGCGAAATAAGAACAAAAGCTGAACAATCTGTTCGTAATTTTGAGTTTGGAAACGAATTTAACGAACATTTGGATAAAATGAGCACCTTTGCTGGACGAACTGAAGATGAAATTCCTGAAATTTTGTCTTTTAGAGCTCGCTATGAAGGTGGACCCCATGAAGAAAAGGCAATTGAACTTACTCAACAAGCTTTAAATAGTGCTCAAGCTCGATCGCAACAAGCAGAAGATCGAGATAATGCAAGAATTCTTGCAAATAGATTTGATCAACAACTTGTAACTGATAAAATTATTTCCTATGAAAACGGAAAACAAGTTATTAATGTTGAAAAAATTATTAGTATGGCTTCATCTGGGCCAAATGCTTTTGATTTAAGTGATCCTGATGCTATAGACAAATTAGGGGCTATGTTTATTAGTAGCATTGATATCAGCGATATGGATCAAAGAAGTCAAGATATATATCTTCGAGAATTTTCAAAATTTTTTGCTATTCGTGGACGAGAGTTTATTCCTGCAGCTCGACAACATTTGCAAGAGCTTGATCGACGCGAGCAGCGTATTCAACATCAAGCAGAATGGAAAGAAAGTTTACTTTCTGGAGTAGTTGCTCCTCCTACTTCTACTAATCCTTTTGTAAATTTGACTAATTATTTACAATCTACAGCTACAGCTTTTGCAACTTTAACTCCACAAGCACAAGAAGCTGATCGATTAGATAAAATGGCTGCATTTATGGTAACTGGCACTTCTAGATATGATGCTCTTCCATTAGATCAAAGACAAAAAGATGATCCTTCACAACGTGTTATGAAAATCATGGGCTATTTATTACAAGATAGTATAGATATTGCTGATGATCTTGAAAATCCAGAAGATGCTCTTCAAGTTATGGCTGATGCTCGTAAAGCCATGCCACGTACTCTTGATGAAGCAATTATGACAGGGCTAATTCCACTTGTAGATGGTCAACCTCCTAAAGGCATGGATGAAACTACATGGAATAGTCTTAGAAAAAATATGGATCAAACAATGCGAGCTGAACAAGCTAAACATATTAAACCAGTATTTGAGCGTGGTGTAGAACAAGCTACAATTACTGGCGATTTTATGCAACTTGGTCGACTTAATAATCAACTTATTCTTTTATCGGGAGAAGCTGATCTTGGATTAGCTGGTCCGTATGGAATGCTTGAAGACGGCAACTCAATTGAAATTCTTCCAGTAAGTCAAGCAGGCAGAGAGTTTTCAGACCTTGCTTTATCTCTTCATAGAGCAAATAATAAAATGAAGGGAAATATCTCTAGTAGCAGTAGAACCCATAATATGCTTAAATTTGGATTTGATGCAGAACAAGGAGATCAAAGTAGCTATGTGTCTATTCAAGAAATTAGTGACTCTCCTGTTATGCGTGCTACTGGTAAATCTATGAGTGATTATCTTAAAGCTAATCCAGATGATGTTTCTGGAGCCTTAGCTGCCGTTTCTGGAACTATTAATAGTATTGATTATGATCCAAATAATCCTATTAATGCATTTGATGAAACACGTGCTGTTATTGCTGCATTAGAACAAACTTCAGATGTACCAGCTACTGTAGCTCAAGCTATGGTAGATGCTGCAATGGTTGTTGGTTATGCTAGAACTAGAGGTACAGAAAATGGAGATGCTTCTATTGTTGTTAATTCAGATTTAACTGGTAGAATCATGTCTGCTATGGGTAGTTCAACCTCTTCTGCTTTGACTGGAGAAAATGGAATTTTTATTGGTACATTGTACGAAGCATTAGGAACTAATCCTCAAATACGTAAAAAAGTATTTGGAGAACATCTCGATCGTGCTGAATTAACCTCCAATCTAATCAAACGTACAGGTGTTACTTTTGACCCCGAAAAGTATAACTGGAGTGGAGCAATTGATATTCCTGTTTTAGAGAGACAACAAGCTGTTAAAGGTTTTGATAATTTAGACGATTTAGCTAGCTCAAGTGATCAAGGATATCTTAGTATTGCTGATAAAGTTCTTAAAGTTGCTTTAGATCCGGTTGGTGAACTTTCTATGCCTGATGGTATTCCTTCTGAATTGCAAGAGGGTTTATTAGCTATGCATGCAAATGTTGATGAGCATATGCAAACAATACGCAAACAGTATGGAATTCCCGAAGAAATGACAATGGGAAGTTTTCTTAGTTTAGTTGCTCCAGAAATTATAGATGATCTTCAAATTACCGTAGCTTCTGCATTTGGTGATCAAAATCAATATCAACAAATGATGAGTGATCCTGAAAAAATGGCATCCGTTTTAAGCGTTGGTTTAGAAGATGCAATTCAAAGGTCTCTTGCAGGTAAGACTGTAATGGGTCTTCAGCCTTACTCTGATCCTGAAGGATCTTTAGCTCATCTTGTTCGTGAAGTTGGTCAAGAAAATGCTAACCCTGCAGCAATTGCTGATAGAGTTTTTGATACTTCTATTCATGACAGTGCTCTTGGTGCTGGTCATGAGTATGTTCTTGGAAATGAGCAGGTAATTTATGAAAAGGTTTTTACAGATTCTTTTCCTAATTTACTTGGAGATACACCTTTTCAACAAGTATGGGAAATTGCTTCAACAGGTAAAAATCCAGAAGATGTAAGTTTTTTTGATCTTGTTAAAGCTAAACTTGTAGACGTTGATGGTGCTCCAATTAGAATAACACAACAAGAACTAAATAAAACTCAAATTGAAACATTATCAGACGGATCTATAGAAATGACTTTTCCGTCTATTGGGCAAACTTTAAGGTATCGTCCTTATAGAAGTCTTAATGATATGGATTTTGCTCCTTTAGGTAGAGATACTGATCCAACAAGAATACTTGGTCCTGTTAAAACGCTTGATCCTACTCGTGCTTTTGAAGCTGCTGTAATGCGATCTCCGGTATTTGGAATCCGTGCAGCTAATATTCAAGCTCAAGAAGAAGCTAATAAAAAGATTATTGAAAAGTATGATACAAACGGTGATGGCAAGCTAACTGGTGCTGAGCGCGATGCTGTGAGGCGTGACAGAAATCAAGCAAAGCGAGGAGGATAACTATGTTTATGATTCCTGATGGAGATAATTGGCTTGATCCTGAAACAGGAGAAGTTATAGATCTTCAAGGTTTTGAAGTTAATGGTAAGCGAGAAAGCCTTGAACGAACTGAAACGGGTTATCGAAAACACCCGCTTCCTGATAATTTAATTATAGCTAGAGGTGCTGCTCATGGTCAGCTCTCTGGCGAAGACTATCGTCTTTTAATAGATAGCGGATACGATGCAGTTAATATTGCTAATCGTAACTCACAATTTATTTTAATGGGGATGAAAAAATAATATTTACCTGAGCCTACTTAGCGGGAGGCTTAGGTCTTCCTAACATACGTCACCCAGCAGGAGCTGCATGATAATGTCTGATAAAGATAATTTATTTTCGGTCTTGGGAAATCTTCGTTCAGCAGATGAAACCCTTGACACTTTACGCAGAAAGCGTGAAATTACTGATAACATTTTAGAAAACAATAGTAAGCTTCAAGAGCAAGACCTTTCAGGCCAATACTGGTATGATGCTGAACAAGGTGCTTTTAAAGATGATGCCACTGATACTGATTACGCTGATGCCGTAGAAGCTGAGTGGGATTTAGGAGCTGCTGATACTCCACGTGGATTAACTGGTGCTTATAATCGTAAACGATTTCTTGACCGATCTCAATCTATGTTATCTCTTGCTCGTACTATTCGAGGAATTGATAATAATGCGACTTTAGATGCATTAGCTAAATCAGCTAAATACGACTATAGTGAGTCTGGTTGGGCTCAAATGGGTCGTGGTGCAGTAGGAGCTATTAACATATTTCAAGATATGACTGCTGATACTAAGCAGTTCAAAGAACAAGTTAAAGCTGAAATTGGAGCTGGTGTTCCACAAGATTTAGAATTACACTTCACTCCTGAAAAGTTTGTGAAGGCTGTTCGTGAAACTAGAGCTACTGCTTTAGCTATGGATGAATATGGCATTACTGCCGAAAGCTTAAAAGGCGTTTCTAATTACGCTGATGCTGTTGAAGCCTTATCTACCCAATTGTGGATGCGAGGTCGAGAGCAGCGAGCTAGTCAACAAGTATTATCTAAAAGCGAAAGTACGCTTAAATTTGCTGCTAACTTAGGTAATATGATTCTTCAAGATCCTGATATGGCTGCAGAAATTGGATTAGAAGTTGGATCAACAATTGCTGTTGGAGTTATTTCTGCTGGTACTGCTATACCTGCATTCCTTGCAGCTAGAATTGCCCGTCGTGGTGCTTCCTTAACTAAACAGGGTTTAAGTATTACTAAAATTCAACGAAAGTTGGAAAGAGGAGAAAGCATTACTCGAGGATGGGAAGCTGTAGCACGTGCTGCAGAAACAGCTCATATGTATAAACCCGGTTTATCTACTGGTGGTAATATTTTTGAAGCTGTTGCTCGCTCCGGTAAACTTGGAACACGTGCTTCTCAAACAAGTGCTTTTATTGCAGGCCAAATGGTAGATGGATTTATAGGTGGAGCTGGTGCTCGCTATAGATCTAATGTATTTACTAATGCTGAAGCAGTAGGACTTTACGGAGATTATGCTGATTTAGTACCCGAAACTGACCGTCTTATGTTAGATGGAGGTATGGGTATGGTATTTTCTACTTTCTTAGGATTAGGCTTTCGATTTGGTGGCCGTAAATTCTTAAATCAATTTAGAGAAAATAAACCACAACTAGGTTTTGATGACTTTGCTCAACAAAAACTTGATGCAGCAAGAACCGAAAAAGAACAACTTCGTGCTCTTTATGGGACAGATGATGTCTCTGGAGTTAAAGCTTATCAAGCTGCACGAGCAATGAATAATGATGCTACTCTTCAAATCTCTTTAGCAACTAATAAAGATTTAGGACCTGAACAACTTCCAGATTTTACTAAATTAATTGGAAACTTAAATCAAGGCATTCCAAGCATTGAGTTTAATTTTGCTCTTGGTCGTGTCATTGACAATTTAAAGGGTCGCACAATTAGTGAAGAGTCTTTAGCTCTTCGAGTTCTTGAAGATCCCGGATTTATTCGGGCCCTTGAAGGCAATGAACGCTTGACTCCAGAAGCTTTACAAAATAAAATTAAATATCAACGTGCACATCTTGCCCGTCTTACGGGAGAACGTGATGTTGATCCTGATATTGATAAAAAAATAAATGAAGGCAAATCACGAGAAGAAGCTATAGCTGAACTTCGTGCTGAGCGTCTTGAAGAAATTAAACAAAAACAAGCTGAACTTGAAGAACGTGAAGCTATAAAAGCTGCTGAAGCTGAAGCTGAAGCTATTCGTAAAGCAAAAGCTGAAGAACAACGACTTAAAGAAGAAGCCGATAAAGCTGCTGAAGATGTTGTTAAGGCTAAAGCAGAAGCTGAAGCTGCTCGTAAGGCTGCTGAAGAACAAGAAGCAGAACTAGAAGCTAAAGCTAAAGAATCTCCTGAAGAAGAAATTGATTCAGGTCAGCTTCAGACTGTAAAAGCTAAAGCTGAAGAAGCTGAAACTAAAGTTACAGAAGCTGATAAACAACTTGCTGCTATTACGCAAAAACAAGAAGAGTTTGATTTTGATGCTGCTCTTAAAAAACAACAAGAACGGCAACGTGCTGATCGTGCTGTTGTTGATAGAGAACGTGAAGCTTTATCCCAACGAGAAGAAGATATTCGACTAGGCCGTAAAGGCGGAGCTGGTGGATTAGATGATACTGCATTAGTACATGTTGACTATCAAAAAACTCTTGAGCTCGAACAAAAGAAACAAAAACTCGAAAGAGCTGAACGATACTTAGGTGAATCCGAAGCCCTTCAGCCTGACAATGCTTGGATCCGGCGTAACATCGATCCAGAGTGGGACCGAGAAGGTCCTGAAGTAGTTAGTCGTGCTGAGGTTAAAAAAATTATTGAGGCTCGAAAACAAAAACTTGAAGAAGAAGCTAAAGAAGTAACAGACCAAGACCTTGCAAATCAAGAGATTCTTGATAACGAAGGAGTACGTGCTGATGCTGAGCTTTTCCTTGAAGGACAAAAAGTCCAAACTCAAGCTTTACATAATGCATTCTTAGCTGCTGGTCGTGGAGACTTTACTGGAGATCCTGCAAGATTTAGATCTGTACGTGTGCGTACCGATGATCAAGCAGAAATTGATACTCTTGCTGCTCGTGAAGATGCTAAAAAAAGAAACGCTAAGTATAGCCGAGAAGACGACCTTGATTCTCTTAGAGAAGCTGAAGTTGGTCTGGCTGCGCTTCAGCGCCAACCTAGTCTTGGTACTAAGACAGAAGATATTGGCACTGCAACTTACGATTCACTAGCTGCTGTCTTTGCTGATACTAAGACTCTAAAGGACATTGATCTTGAAAACGTCTTTGGAGAAGCCATCGTTGAAGGCACTACGCCTGCTACGATGCGATTCGACATGGATAAAGCTCGTCAGGTAATTCGTCAGCGTATTGATGCTGCTGAACCAATTCAGCGAAATCCTGATGCTCTTCTTACTCCTCAACAGCTCCGACTCCGTCAGGCGTCTGAGATTGCTGACTGGAGAGCATCTAACGCTGCACGTAGGGCTGCTGATTCTGAGTCCGGCTTTGCTGGAGCTGCAGATGCCCAAGCGTGGGAAGACGGTTTCTGGTCCTCCTTGATGCTTCGTCTAAAAGAGACAGGCAATAATAAAAATGCTGCATATCTTCGTAGCCCTCAGGCGCTTAAAGATTACATCAACAGTCAGTTTATTCCCTACATGCGAGGCGAGCTGATTGATCTGGGCAACGGTAAGTCTGACTTTGTTACACCAAAAATGGCAGCATTTGCTATTGCAGATATTGTTCACGGTAAGTCAGATGGCCGTACCCGATATAAAACTACTATTAATGAACTTAACGAAGAGACAGGAGTTACTACACAAAAAACTACTGACTCTGAGTTTATTGAACGCATATCCCATGCTCAGCCCGGAACTGATCGAGAGATTGCTCGAGTCTTGGCTAAGCTAGAGTACGATGCTCGTATGGAAGCAATTGTTCGCCTTGATTTTGATAGCCCCGGCCAGCCCTCGCTGGATCAAGCTATTAAGTTTATTAAGGATGGAAATCTGCAGCAGGATAATAATCGAGCTCTTAACCGTGAGGAGTTTGCTACTAGAGCTTTTTGGATTCCTCCTGCCCTTCGTACAAATCTTGACCGCATAGATGAAGATATTGATGCACGTATTGAACGAGTAACTAATGAATTGCTTGAAGAAGACTTTACGGCTTATGATATTCTTCACGACGACTTTAAGACCCGTCAGGGGGATTGGGGTGTTGCGGTTGAAGATGCCAATGGTATATTCTTTAAAAACCATGGCGTTGCTGGTGGATTCCCTGTTGCTTCTGCTATGCCAAATCCTGAGGAAGGATACTCCTTTGGTATGGCTGTTCTTGATGCTCATATGCTCTTGCACCCACAAACGTGGATGGATACTATCTCTGCTCAGAAGCGGGGACAAATGTTACGTGATGAGATTACTGCATTAGAAGCAAAGGATAAACTGTCAGATGCTGAGGCTAAGCGCCTACAAGTTTTGAAGTCAGGCTCCTATGTTACTTCTATTGATGGTAGTCAAAACGGTGTGCGCCATGCGCATGCTATGGCCATGCTTGAAGGCGAGCAAGCTTTTGAGACTCTTGCTGAGTTTGTTGCTAAAGGAACTGGCAAAAAACGTGACTTTTATCAAGACCTTCGTACAACTACTCTTAAATTTTTCCAAGAAACTGATGATCCCCGTGCCAAGATTTGGTTGAATCTTGGTTTGGTCCAAGACGCAGTCAAGGGCCGTAAGTTTGCTAAAAAACCTGTTATGGTTTTGCCCTATGGCGCAGGCAAAAAAGCTATTACCAACTCTATTCGAGATAGCCTAAAAGAATTACCTGCTGAAAAACTTCGTGAATTTGATGCTGAAGCAGATCGAATCGGCGCTAGTCGAGAAGAGCTTATTAACTATCTTGGAACAGAATGGTTTGGTAAACAACAAGAAAAGAAAGCTGGGCTTATCCAGAAGGCTCTTGACCTTCCTGATGCAGATGCTCAAATGAAAGTCATTATGGCTGATTCTTCAAAAACTGACCCGTATCGCCAGCTTGCTGACGAACCGGATCGTTCGGTTGCTTTGAAGGGTATGCTTGATGAAGCACAAAAGCTTTCTGAAAATACTGGAATGGATCTTGAAGAAGCATTTTATGCTGTACAAATTCAAACTCGAGCTTTAGCAATTACTCGAGCAGATGATATTCCTCTTGAAGCTGCAGCTCAAATGGCGCGTCGTCAATTTGCTCGTGAAATGAACTTGATGCATGAGGCTAAAAAGTCAGGAGATTATTCAAAGGTTATTGCAGCCGGTGAAGCTGGTGAAATGGGCTTTGTAGAAAACTCCCTTCGGGCAATGATGCGTTCTGAATATGTTCAGTCTGAGTCTGCTCAGGCTCGGGCTACCATGGATCAAACTGGTCAGGCTGGTGCTCGTATTCAACTTCCAGAAGAAGCTGAAGGCTCGTTCTTTGCTCAGCAGCTTATGGACTGGCGTAGCCGTATGGTTACTCCAAGAAACCAAGAGTTCTTTGCTAAGGGTCGTAAGTCTGAGCGGGCAGTAATGGATATTCTGCAAGTTCTAGAAGAAGGCGAATCTGTTGTATACAAAACTTCTAAAGCTGAAGCTGAAGCTGATTTGCATCGAGTAGATGACGATTCTTTAACTTCTGACGAATGGTTTGCTAAACATATTGATGAAGAAAAAACAATTGCTTCTGGAGTCTTTGGTCTTCGTGATGTAGAGCTAAGAGATCGTCCTCGTGGAAAATCTAAACGTCGCGTTCTTGAAGAAAAAGCTATGAGCCTTAAAGGTAAAGAGCTTGAAGCTGAACTGAAGCGTCTTAATATTAAAAACTATTCACGAATGAAAGCCGTTGAAAAACGTGCAGCTGTTCGTGATGCTTTAATTGAAGCTGAAAAGCTAAGAATTAAAAAGCTTGTAGTTAAGTCTGCTATGGCTGAAGCTGCTCCAGAGTTTGCTCCTCCTGTTCGTCTTGATGAAGCAGGTAATGTAGCTCAAATGAGTCGCTTAACTGAAGCTGAAAAAATGGATCGATGGGAAGCTCACTCTGAAGATATTCGTAACTCAAATTCTCGTGCTAGCGAAATCTATAGTAGATTAGATAAAGACGGGAAGAAAGCATACGAAAAAAACTATGGTCGACCAATGGAATCGCTTGTCGGTCCTAATGGAGAGCCTATGGTTCAAGAAAAGGTTATTACTTCTGAAGCCTTTGCAAAACTTGAAGATGCGGGTGAAGTTAGTCCTCAAGCTTCTCAAACTATGGGTGGTGCTTTAGGTACAAGACCTATTCATCCTACTGAAGCTACTGACATGATGCTTGGTGTTCCTGCTGTACGTGAGCTTGCTCAAAATCGCAGCATGGGACAGCAGGGTATTACTACTAAAACAAAAGATGGTAAAATCCAAAAAACAACCAAGCGTATTGAAATTGATGGAGAAGCTTCTGGACTTCAAGCAGTACGCCGAATTCAAGATGGAGGAGATATTGTTTCTCGAGCTGAGCGTCATCGTGTTACACATACAGATGAAACTCAGCTACCTATTATTGATAAATCAGAAGAAATGTTTGATCCTGAGTTACTTGGACGAATGCCTGATGAAACTCGAGATTTAATGATTCAAACTACCCTTACCCGTCATGCTACTAAGTTTGGTCTTAGTGATCTTGTCGAGGCAGAAGAGTGGGGCGAAATATATGCTCACCTTGTGTGGCGTAAAAATATGGAAGCTTACGGTAAAGATCTTAAAAAGCTGCAAACTATGGCGCAGCGTAAAAATGAATCTTCCGAAGCTTATATGAAACGTCGCCAAGAAGCAGAAATGAAACTTTTTGCTAAGTGGGAACAAACTACACGAGAAACTCGAGAAGGATTTGAAAAAGCGGCTAATGATGAGTGGGATTCTCATAAGATTGATCCGTTTAAGAAAATCCAAACTGTAGATGCTCGTGATGCTGAGGGTAAACCTCTTACTCGTCGTGAAGCTATTCTTAGATCTGCTAAGTTGCGATCTGATGGTAGCTTACGCTCTGATGTAAGCGCAGCTCAACGTACTAATATTGATTTAATCGCTGGTGAATCTATTGATGGTGTTCGTCATGCTGGTTCAGAAATGCCTGCTCCAATTGAAATGTCTTCAATGTCTACAGTTGGCGGTCTTTTACCTATGGCAGGTCGAAGTGATAATAAAATTTATGCTTCTAATGGTGAAGATCTTGGATCTCAAGGCTTTGCTCGTTCTCGTAAGGCTAATGGCCAAGCAGGAGAGTACGTAGCATTTGACGATCTTTCAGATAATGCAATTCTTAAAGTTCACTTTGTTCACTCAAAAGACCGAGCAGGAGCTACTGGTTCTGTCGGAATGAGAGAAGATATTTCTCTGCTTGCAGGCTTAACTACCTCTAATGGTAAAACTATGACTGTTGCAGAAGCTCGGGATTTATTGGCAAATGCTGGATCAGAATCTGGTGAAGGTTCTATTATTGCTGGCTCTAAAGGTAATGTACGTTTCTTTACAACAGATGGTATTGAAGTAATTGATGGTATTTTTGCTGGTCATAATATTCGTCGTAATGGTACTCGTAATGAACATTATTGGATTCTTCAAAACTCTGCAAACCGATTCTTAGGAGATCGCTTATCTGTTTCTGCCCTTACACAGCGTCCCGTTCGTAGGCATAAGTCTACTTGGGAATTAATGGATGATCGAGTTCGTAGGAAAACTGCAGGCACTCGCATTGCTAATGAAAATAAAGTTATGCTTGATTGGCTAAAGGAAAAAGATCCTAAGGCTATTAAGACCTCTTCATTCCTTGGTAATGTGATGGACTTAGGACAATACTGGGCTCGTCCCGAGTTTCGTGATAGGTTGTATATGTCTGAATATGATCGTACTCTTGCAGATGCTAAACAACGTTTAGGCATTGAAGCTACTGAAATTACTAATAATGTTCATAGCGAAACAATTACTAATCTTCGTAATTATATGTTAGATGTGCCTGAAGGAAAATTAGTTAGTGAGGCTACTATTAGATCTTTAGCTAATGAAAGCACTAGAACTCGACGTACTGATTCTGATATTACAGGCGAACCTTCTCGAACTCTTGTTAGAACAGGAAACAATCGTAAAGATGTTGTAACAGATAATTGGATTACTAAGACTACTCCTGCTGAATTAGTTAAGGGTAAAAAACAGTTTTCTGCTGATCAAGTAAATGATCTTATTGCAGATCTTGAGGCTGATCAAGATTCATTTAATCCATCTATTAAAGATCCAATTGAAGCTCGAGAGGGTGATGAAGGATTCCTTGGTAGTCGGATTACTCCTAATGAGATTAAGTTTGCTAAGCAGATCGCAGGATTGCAGATGCTGTCGGGCAATGATCTTATGGTTATTGATGCCGATTACATTGCTCGCATGGCTCCAGCAACTATGGAAGGTATTAAAGCTTCTTCTGGTATGCGTGTTGAAAATATTGTGGTTTTAGCCAATGAAGGCATTGCCCACATGCGTAAGATGCGTAAGCTTGTCAGCTTGGCAAACCAAGATGGAGTTACTGGTCATGGTATGACTGGTCTTATTTTGCGTTTAGCTTCTGATGGCGAGATTGATCTCGATAATGTTACTGATGCAACCTACGCTAGGATTAACCGAGCATGGCATGACCATGAAGTCGGCGGCGCTGATCGAGGTGCAGATAATCTTAATAGTCCTGAAGTTATTTCACATTACCAACATCAAATTAATAATGCTAAGAAGATCCTTGCCTCTGAAGATAAGGATCCGTTTAGCGACACTACTACTCGCACCTTCCAAGGTGACTTCGTAGACCAAGCAGGCCAGAAGCGTTCTCCTGAATACTTTATGGAAGCAGACAACTATAGTCGCCTCTCTGGAGAGCATGCTAGGTTCAATGACTTCTTAGAGGATTTGTTGGCTTCGGAAACCTTGGACTTGCCTCAAGTTCGTATGCTTCGTGCTACGACTGCTCAAATGGATGGTCGTATCTTTGCTGGCCTAAAGCTTGAAGAGCTGACTGATGCTGACTTCCGCGCTCAAGCAAAAGAGCTAGGTCTTGGGTCTGCTAAGAAGGCACGTGCTCGTGCGTTGTCTTACAGTAAGGGAAGCTTTGGCTTGTCTCTACTCAAAGGACGCATAGGTCGAGATATCGATGCCGTAGATGTTATTCTTCACGAAGTCGGACACGTGTCTATTAACCGAATGCTTGCAGAAAACTCTCCTGAGCTTGAGGTTGCGCGTAACATGGCTAAGTCTGCTGAAGGTGAAGCTGCTCTCCGTGAAATGGTTAAAGTCATGCATGGTGGTAAGTTTACTCAAGAAGCTGCTAGACAGTTTAAATATTTTAAAAAAGATCCTGATGAGTTTTTAGCAGCATGGTTCTCTTATACTATGATGTCTCGAACTCTGGATGATAAGGCTACTATTGTTGCTGCCTATCGAGCTCATAAAGGCTGGGGCACTGCAATTGCTAATATTGTGCGTAAGATGGCATCATATGCTTATCGGCGTATGTCTGGATTCTCTAGAGCCCTTTCAGGCTTGGAGCCCAGCTACGGTCGTAAAATGAACGAGATCATGGACCACCTTGCTGGTCGTACTGATGTTGCTCCAATGGATAAGCCTAATAACTTTGCTGCTTTTCACGCAGAAGCTGATGGACGAGCTGCAAATGTTAAAGCAGCAGAAGCTGAAGTCGAAGCTCTTAGAGCTGCAGGTGTTGAAGAAAATGAGCCTCTTATGATAAATGCTTTAAAAGATCTTCAAACTGCAATTGATGAAGCGTTAGATACTTCAGATCCCGCCCACTTTGGTGGAGATGGATTTGGTGGTCGTACTCTTCGAGACTTCCTTGCTGAAAAAGTTGAAGAACGATTTACCGAAGATGGTATTATAAACTTTGGACGCATGGTTAAAGAAGACCCAACTGCTGCTGAACAATTTCTTGCTGTTCATCTTTTACCTAAATTGCAAGAAGGTCGTTATGCGAATGTAGAAGGCGTAACTCGATCAATGGTAGAAGACTCAAGAATGACTACTAGCGAAAAAGTTAGTTTACGTACTCGAATGGATAATATCATTTTATCTCCTTCAAATGCTTCACATACAGTTAATTCTAGAGTTCAGCTTCAAATTGGAGATACTAGATTTTCTCTTATGCAGCTTATATCAGAACTTGTAGATAACCATTCAGTGCTTACACAAGCTCGTTTAAATGGAAATCAATTTAGTACTCTTACTGCTCAAGCTCGAGCTTTAGAATCAAATATAGTTCGTCCTATGGCTATGCTAGATGATGAACTACGTATGGCTTTGGCTAAAAGCACTAATAATCTCCGTGGTAAATCACGAACATTAGCTACTGCAGGAAATGAAGATTTTCAGATGCAGTTAGCAAGTCTTCGTGAAATAGCCGGTAAACGTAATCTTCCTAGAGGAACTAAGCTACGAAAAACAGCTGATGCAGAGTTTGAAAAACTTGATCCACAAGTTAAAGAAGTTGTTGATAAAATGACTAAACAATTTGCTAAAGCTTCGGGCGAAGTTAAATCTGCTGCTCGATTGGCTAATCTTATTGGACAACGACGTGCTGAAGCTTCTGGTCTTGTGCCTATTCGTTTACGTGCAGAACATATGACTGATAAATCTAAAGTTGGAGGATTTGGTCCTGAACTGACTAAACGATATGAATCTAGTATGCTTAAGTCTAAAGACTTAGATATGGATACATTAATTGGTGTTGGTTTACTTCCTTCTCCCGGTAAAGTTATTGATGAACAGGACTTATATACATATCTTAAAAATGCAGAAAAGAATGGATTTGTAGATAAAGACGCTCTTGAAATATTTGCTTCTTCTCCACGATTCCGCGAAACTGTTCAAGCTATTCGAAAAGGCGGATTTGCAGAAATTCCTGCTATGGATGAAATTCTTACAATTAAGGGACGAAATCTCTATATGCGTGGTATTTCTGAAGGCACAGATGCTTTTACTTCTGATGGAGGTAAACACATAACTGCACGTTTTACAGAAGAAGTAGTTAAATCTGGATCTGCTGCTGGTAAAGTATATTATCAAACTAATAGCTCTGGCGCTCAACTTCGTGCTCTTGGCCTTGGTCGTCGTGCTGGCTCTACCTCTTATTATTTTGGTGGAGATGCTTATATGGATGTAGATACACTTTTTGATGAACTTGGAGAATTTTTTGATTACGATGTGCGTACAGGTTCGGCAGCATTACAGCGCGGTATTGGAATGCAATCTGCTGATGCAGCTAATATGAGCCGTGCCTTTGAAGCAATTGGTATGAAAGTTCGCGGATTATCTGTTAAGTCTATTCTTGATCTTTTAGATGATATGGCTTTACGTCGTGGTAATCATGCAGCTAATGATACAATGAAACACGGTGTAGATCATCTTCGTAAAGCGTATGAACGTTTAGGTGGTGGATTACCTACTTATGAGCGAACTGGCAATATTGTTGCCGATGGTTTAGCTCGTAATGCAACTAATGTTGCAATGCTTAAATATGGTGGTAATCTTGGTGTAGCTATGCTTGCTGAAACCGCAGTAACAACTATGGTTGATATTGCTCCTCGTATGCTTATTACTCCAGTAAAAACAATGACAATGGTTTGGAGATCTATGACTGAAAGTATGTCTCCAATTCGTAAAACTCAAGTAGCAAGACAGCTTCTTTATGGAATGCATATTGCTCGAGATACTGTTTCTATGCGTTCATTTGATAGAAATGTAGATGACCTTGCAGTAGCTGATCCTAATACAGGCTGGCTTACTAATACATTACGTACTGGTGCTGGTCTTACCTCTAAGTTTTCTCTTGCCCCAACTGTGCAGACTTTTAACAAAGCTTTTGCTGCTTCGGGTGCAATGGATGATTTGCTTACCCACCTAGATTCTGCTGTGCGTATGCGCGAGCTGTTAGATGAAGCAGGCGGAGTTAAGAATAAAAAGGAATTCCAAGAGCTGGCTAAAAAAGCAGGCTTTGGGCGGAACTGGACTCTGGCTTTGCGTATGCAGGATGCAGGACTTCTTGATCCGTCAACAATCTCTCAGATTCGTGAGTTTGCTAATTCATCTGATGCTATGACTACTCGTATTCTTGATATTGATTCATGGTCAGATGAAGCAGCTAAATCTGCTGCTTCTCGTAGTTCTAAAGCTACTGAAATGGATACTGCAATTCGTGGTGTTCGCTACTTTATAGAAGAAGCAATTGCTAAGAATAACGTTGAACCTCGTGTTCTTGATATGAAGCTTACAAATAATACTGGTTGGTCTAAACTTATGGATGTTTTCTTATCATGGCCTCGTGCTTTTTATGCACAAAAATCTGTTGTTCGTCCCGGCTCTGCATTTGCTGGAGGCGCTGGACATATTGCAGCTTTTTATGCAGCTCAGGCTACATGGGATGCCATGTATACCACGATCCAAGATTTGGCTCGAGGTGAAGATGAAGATAAAATCTTAAATGAAGTTACTAATGATCCAGCAGGTTGGTATATGTCGAAAGCTGCACGTATGCCTTTATTTGGAATTTACTCTCAAGGTCTTGAAATGCTTGTAGATATAGGTCGTAATAAAGCTGCTAACTTAGGTGCTCCTATTGGATATCATACACGAGGTCAAGGAGATATTGACCTTGGATCAGCTCCAGTAATTGCAGCTATGAATAACTTTGCTACAACTATGATGGATGCTACAGAAGTTCTTTACGGAACAACTATTGGTAAAACTAATTCTCTTAGCACTAAAGATCCTCAAACTATGAATGCTTTTAATGGTATTTTAGATATGATTCCTTTAGCTAATATGCTTCCTGCTAAAGTTATGCGAGATTTATGGCAAGAAAAACCTAATAGCATGAATGCTGCTCGTGGTCAAGCATATTACGAAATGCTGCAAATGAAACGTCAACACGCTTATTGGCGTAAGCAACTTATAAATAAATACAGATAAGGATCCACTATGGATTTTGAATACTCACCATGGCCTGATATGAATAGCTTCCTTGATTTTTTGGAAGTAGACATGGAAGAGCCTACTCCTGAGCTGGATATGTCCGGCGCAATTGGGAGCGTTATGGAAGAGTTTTCATCTGATGCTAATATCTCAGCTATGGCTGGGACAGCTCCGGCTGTCCCAGTTGTGCCTGAGACTCAACCCCAGCCTGAAGTTGTATCAACTACAGCTCCAATGGCACCTAAGCCATTGGCTGGGGCGGGAGCTCCAGATGGGCTTTCACAATTAACACAAACGGGGCAACCAGCTGCAGAAGATTCTAGAGCTGATTCGCTTTTCGGAGAATAAAATGATGACGATTTATATTGGAGCAACTCCCAATGAAGCGAGGCTACAATCTGGTGGATTTAGAGATATTTCTCCACAAAATAAAAAGAAATTAAGAGATGGACAAAGACTAGCTAAAACAATTCCCGGTATTTTAAAAAAGTTTGAAGTCAAAGAAACTCCTGATGGAAGTGGTGAATTTTACGTAAGGTATAATAAGGATACCTTTGGCGGAAGATTTACTAATAAGTATACTGCTTTTGGTTCTGTAATGGGAACATACTTACGTAGAGGCGGAACATCTGCTATTAAGGATATTGAAGACGATTTAAAACTGTGGACTCCATTTACGTCTTCTATATATAATACGTCTGCAAACTTTGGAGCTAGTGGTCCTCCGCTAGTTGGTTGGTGGAACTCTCAAAATAAAACGGTAAATGCAAGTAATGATGTTACGTCATTAACTGATTTGTCAGGTAATGGAAACAATATGGGAGCCATGCCTACAACTAGTTTTCCAAGCACAACAGGTGCAAGCACTTTAAATGGCATTCAAGGTATTAGGTTTACTTCTGGTGAAGCTATGAAAACTTCCGGTAATGTGGGAGATATTGATGCCCAACAGTTTGAAATGATTGTAGTTGTCAAGGGTGAAACTGCTATGATGGGTTCAGGTATTGAATACGCTTTAGGTTGGGGAACAACTACTGACGGCCATGCTGTTGGTTATTTTGATGTATCTAATTTTGGTCTTCACGTTTATTATCATAAGTCTGGTTCAACTCAGCAGACTCAAAATGTAAGTGTTGCATCGAGTACCTTAGAAAGCTCAGCAGCTATTCTTGGCATGGGTAAAAAAAGTTCTTCAGTAGCTAGACTAATGTTAAATGGTACTGAAATCAAACAATTTGGCTATGACAACGATACAGCTAATAATCCAGTTTATCTTGGAACTCGTGCTGCTGTTGCTCCCACTTTAAATGCAACCATTTATGAAGCTATTTGTTTTATAAATAGTTCAGATGATGATAGACAAAAAGCAGAGGGATATTTGGCTCATAAGTATGGAGTTCAAGCAAACCTTCCTTCTGACCATCCTTATAAAACAAATGCGCCAACGGCATGACTGATTGTCCTAAATGCAGAGAACGAGATAGTAAAGCAGCTAATTCTTGCGAAACAAAGTATAAAGCTCTTGAAGCTAAATACCAAAAGCTTGTAATTACCTTTGCTATTATTTCGGGGGTTATTGGAAAAGAAATTGTAGACAAAGCTGTAAATTTACTTACACCTGTTGAAAAAGTTATTTCTCCTGTTTCTAAATCTACGGAGTTAGACACAGGGTCTTCTGGTAGTTTGGGATTTGCCCGAACCTATCCAAGAATTTATACAGCATCTAATTCAGTTTTGTTTGCTGAGGTTCCTCCGCTTTTGCCGGATTTAGGATTTTACAATCCTTTAAATCCACTTCCTGATTTATATGAGGATTATATTATCCTTCCAGAGATAGGTATGTCTCCTCTTGTAGGAGCCTTGCCTTTTTTAAGAAAGAGTAGAAAACGAGATGGGTAAGAAAGATGCCTGTTATCATAAAGTAAAGTCACGCTACTCTGTCTGGCCTAGCGCCTATGCTTCTGGTGCGCTCGTTAAATGTCGTAAGGTTGGCGCAGCCAACTGGGGCAAGGGCGGAAAGAAGAAGGTGAAGGGACGAAAGAAACGTGGCTAATTTTGACAAAGAAAAAAAGCAGGGCTTGCATGGTTGGTTTTCCCGCAATCGCGGAAAGGGTTGGATTGACTGTAAGACTGGCAAACCTTGCGGGCGCAAGTCTGCTAAGGGTGGAAGTAAACGTCCTTATCCGGCGTGTCGACCAACTAAAGCTATGTGCACTGCTGCAAAGAAAAAGAAAAAGGGTCCAGCTCGAATCTCTTGGAAAAAGGGAGCTAAAAAGTGAAGCGTAGAGATCCAGCTAAAGGTACAGGCAAAAAGCCAAAGGGTTCTGGCCGTAGATTATATACTGACGAAAATCCTAAGGATACTGTACCAGTTAAGTTTAGTAGCGTGAGTGACGTTAAAAGAACACTAGGTCAAGCTAGTTTTAAGTCTAAGTCTCACAAAAGACAATCTCAAATTATTAATCTTATTGAACAACGCTCAAGAGTTGCTAAAGCTAGAACAAAAGATCCAGCCAAGAAACGAAGTTTAACTGCTGCTCATTCTTATATTTCTAAAAAGAAAGAAGCAAGTAAACGCAAAACCCAACTCATGAGAAAAAACAAAAAGAGTCCAGCTCGGGTCTCTTGGAAAAAGGGAGCTAAAAAATGAAAAGAAAAGTTAAAGCAAAAAAGAAATTTAAACCACATCCAATGTATGACAAAAATGGTAAAATGGTTTTTGCTAAAACATTCGATGAACATATAGCTCTTGGGAAGAAAGGATATGGGCATACAAAGCCTAAGGGTAAATAATGGCTTCTAAGAAAGACATGCCCTGTAACCGAGTACGACCTTCAACCGCAAAGGGCAAAAAGAAAATGGTCAAAGCCTGTGCCAATGGTCAGGAAAAGATTGTTCATTTTGGTGCTAAAGGTTACGGACATAACTATTCAGCTGCTGCACGCAAGAGTTTTAAAGCTCGACACAAATGCAGCTCTGCAACTAACAAATTATCAGCCCGCTATTGGGCTTGCAAACATCTCTGGAAAGGCAAAGGCGGCTCGACTGCTTCATCTCCTAGAGGTAGAAAAGGTAAGTATTAATGAAACATGCTAAAGCTGGAATGAAATCATCAAAGTCTATGGCCACTAAGTCTGGTAAAAAGATGGTTAAGACTAAGAAGAAGAAGAAACCCGGAAAGACTGGGGGTTATTAATGCATTATAACCCCGGTTCGAGTCCAATGCGTCCCCCTACAGGGGGGCCTAAGCCCCAAGTGCGTACATATCCGTGCGCATGTGGGCGGACTACCACTATTCAATACCCTACAACGCCTATGATGCCTAAAGGTATGCCTAAATCAGGAAAGAAATCATGACATTTAACGATATTCTTCCGATTATTAACGTGTTTGGTGTTATTGCAGGTGCCGTGTGGAGTGTTGCTAAGATCTCTTCAGCAATCACCTTGTTAAATTCATCTGTAGGACGGCTTGAAGACGCTGTTGAGAAGATGAATAACAAATTAGACGAGCATGAAAACCGCCTTTCACACTTAGAGGGCGGCACACGTGGCAGCTAAACGTAAGGTTAAGGTCCGAAAGACTGCAAAGTACTACCGGAATAACCCCGATGCCCGACAAAAGAAAGCTGCTTACGATACTGAATATCATTCTACTCCACAACGAAAAAAGTATCGGCGTAAGTTGGCCAAGGCCCGCCGAAAGGCAGGGATTATGGGCAAAGGTGGCAAGGATATGTCTCATACTAAAAGGGGCAAGCTTGTTATCGAAGACAGATCTAAGAACCGCGCTCGTCAAGGAGCAGGCGGTAAACCTAAAAGGAAATAAGCTATGGGAGCACCTGCAATGATTGGCTATGCCCTCGGCAAACGCAAGGGCAAAAAAAGAGCTATGAAAGGTATGGGTATGAAGCGTCCTACTAAACGAGCTTTAGATGCGCAGCGGCGTATGGCTATGCAAGAAGAAACTAAAGCTAAGTTTAGCAAGATGGCTCAAGAAACTGAAAAAGTTCCTTATTCTGGATTTAATAATAGAATGAGTACCATGATGCGGACGATAATGAAACGACGCATGCAAGGAATGATGTAACATTCTTTAGTAACCCCTAGCCCAGACCAGAGATTCCATTATGACGAATTTGTTGTAAGTAGTCTCTGGTCTGGGCGAGTGGGGTAAAATGGGGTCGTGTATTCAAAGCATACACTCCGCTTACGCTTCGCCTAACAGCCCCCGGTACCCCCCGCACGCGGGTCCCCCCGGCTTGGCCCATGCCTCTGGCATGTGCCGTTCCTTTTCGATGTGTCATTCTGTCCTGTCCTACGTTGGGGCGGGAGGATGATTGCAAACCACAGGACACCCACGGGTGTACCTGCTTTTATCGATCTTGAAAGGATCACTATCAT